GATATTAGAAAACTAAATCAAAACGAAATGGAACGATTACAAACAGTACCCAATGGATATACAAGCACACTAAAAAGAAATGAAGCAGCTTGTTTATTGGGTGATGGTTGGACAGTTGATACTATTGCACATATTTTTTCATTCATAGAAGTAGAATGTTCAAATTATGCAAAGTCGTAGTATTGCCTGTAACGTTGGTGCTATGAGCAGGTTTGCCTTGCAGAAATGTTCAAATTTAGCACAAATGTTATTGGCAAACTTGCTTATAGCACGTGTTATGTGCCGTTTTTATTCACGAATATAATTTAGAAATATGAAAGATAAAAAAGTATTAGACGTTTGTTGTGGACCAAAAGGAATGTGGTTTGACAAACAAGATGAAAGAGCATTGTTTTTAGACAGGAGGTTTGAAACACATATTGACACTTACCCCTGTGGAACAAAAACAAACATTATTGCACCTGATATTATTGGGGATTTTACAGATATTAAACAACCCGATAATTCGTTTTGGCATATTGTTTTTGACCCACCACATATTGAGCAAATGAATGATAGCCAAATAACAAAGAAATACGGTGCTTTACAAGGCGATTGGCGTGAAATGCTACGTAAAGGGTTTGAAGAATGTTTTAGGGTTTTAAAGCCAAATGGAACACTTATTTTCAAATGGAATGAAGTTAAATTTCCAGTAAAAGAAATTCTAAAACTTACCGACAAAAAACCTTTATACGGACATAAAAGCGGTATCAAAATGCAAACACATTGGATATGTTTTATAAAGGATTAGTGTCGCTCTTTAAATGGCACATAACGTTCCGCAACTTGGCGAGGTGCGGGACTTTTACCACAAAGCCAAAAACGAAGTACAAAATTGTAAATAAATACGAATATGTCAAACGAAGTAACAAACCCCGCATCTTGCCAAGCTGCTGTTAGCAGTAGGTTTTTCTTTTTTGTCTACTCATTTTGGGGGGACAAAACGAATGAAGGGAAAGGTAACATTTCCTTTATATCAAACAACTTTCCGAAAAAGCAAGATGTAATTATAGCTTGTCAAACACAAGTGCAAAAGAACTACCATGACAAATTTAATAAGGTTGATATTGTCATTGAAAATTGGATTGAAATGGCAAAAGATGATTATGAGCGGTTCGTTTCTTAAACTTACTGCTAACGGAACACAGATAAGCGAAGTTTATGAAAAAGAAAGTATTAATAATTGGAAAGAATGACCCTACATTAGGTAAGACGTTAGCTGAACAAGTGGCTAAATTTCGCTTATCTGATGTTATCGAATCTGTTTGCGATAATTGTGAACCAGTTTCAGGGTTTTATTTAGGCACAACTTGTCCAAAATGCAATAGGCCATTCAGGAGCGTTAAACAAACTGTTCGATAACAATTGTATATACTAACTTTTACTTAACAATAAACAATTTTGATTATGATATTCACACTTTAAATAAATAAAAATGGAAATAATATTCAGAGCAAAAACAACCTACGATAACAAATTCGTCTATGGTAGTCTAATGAAAAAAAGATTTACTGCATTTGCAGAAAACTTTTTAGCCAACGTTGTACAACATGGCTTTGATTGGGATGCTTCCTTTGAGGGTTACGAATATTGGGATATGGTTGCCCGGAAATATTTTAGAAGTTAACAAATTAAATAATCAATAAAACAAAGATCATGTTTAAATTAACGATCCATGACAGGAATGGAGCAAAATTAGAAGAAGGGGATATTGTAAAAATCTCAAATCGTACAATGACATTTTTTTCAGAAGTCAAATATTTGGAACCAGAAAAAGTCTTAACACCGTTTCACACTTTCGTTTTAGCGAAGTTGAAAAAGTGGATAGCGTTCCTGAAATGGCAATAAAAAGTACAGAGGAACGGTATAACATTTGGTTTCTTCCAAGAACTGAATTTGAAGATCATGGCATGGGACAATTTTCAAAATACCTTATATCATGTAGAGAATGCGCATACCTACTTGAAAAACGAATGTGGAGAATTGAAAAATTAACTGACAATAAAAAATTATAATATGTACAAAACAGGTGAAATAATATATGTTTCCAATTTGGAAAATGGAATTTATTCCAAGCGAATTTTTATATCAATGAGTGAAGGTGAAGGCCTTATACAAGTTGTAAAGAAAGGGCATGAATTAGACTATATCAATTACGATAAATGGGATATAGAGTTCTTCAATTATCATAAGAAAAGCGACGGTATTAATGTTTTCGGTAACAATAAAAAAACGCATATAACAGCGATCCCGGACTTTGCTCAGAAAACAAAAAAGTGGTACAAGTCATATACGATATTATGTACACTTGGGATGTATCTTGTTTACGCATTGGATAAGGATCGAACCATTGCAGCGTATTTTGCCTTTCTTATTTTTTGGTTAGGTGCAATATTGTTTAGGATCGATGCTGATGAAAAATTAATTTAATTTTGATTGTTAGTTTATGGTTAAGGTGATTCATTGATGGATCACCTTTTTTTATTCAACCTGAATCATTATATTTGTATCGCATAGTTGTTTGTTTATAACGGTTACTTTTTGGCATCAGTAAAATGATGCCTTTTTTATTTCATAGAAAACAAGTAAATTTGGATTATGATACGAGATATAATAAATTCAATCCTGATTAACATTGCAAAGCAATACCCGGTTAACACCGGAAAACGGCCTATCAATATGTATGCTTTTATGGAAGATTCAAAGGTATTAACTTCAACAACTTTTGAAAAGATATATATTGACTATGTAAACAATAAGTTCTGGAGTAGGGATTGGGAACAGGAAGGTTCGGATCCTTCAACTATGAGAAGGGAATATCCATTCATGACATTAGAAAATGTTTCTGTAACAAAGGAGAATATCAACTCAAAGTGTTCAGGCTTTGAATTTTGGGTTATGATAGGAGATCAGTTAAATTGCAGGGATTGTCCTGAGAGATCAGAAGCGGATATTTATTCTGATCTTTATGATAAAGCGAATCAGGTAATGTTTGAATTGTTTTCAACTTATTCATGGTCAAACGGCACCAAAACAATATATGCAACAAAAAAGTATGTTGATTATTGGCAGTCATTTGATCAATTAACTGACTATAAGAAAGGTACACGGGTTATTGAAGAAAATCTTGAATCAGTAAAAATAACCGCAACTAATATTGGAATCGCAGATAATGTGGTGGCAGTTTCTTTTCGGTTTATGGCCTATGAGAAAACACAGGCCATTGATTTTAATTATGATCCTGTTAAGCCGGATAATTTAATTGGGTTCATAAAATGTGAAACATGCTGACAAAAAATCTTCAAAATGGATTAGACTTTTTGAAATCTGCGATCATTAAGGAAATAACTGATCAGGGGCATAACGCTTCCGGTTCATTAATAAAGTCAATTGAAACTATCATTGAAGATAAAGGGAGCAAACTTATTGGTAAAATCTTGATCAACGATTATAGTATTTATTTGGATAAAGGTGTACGGCCTGAGAAAGTTCCATACACAAGGGGTTCAGGGGGAAAAACTTCAAAGTATATTGATGCTTTAATATCATGGTCAAAAATTGTAAAACCGGCACTAAGCGAAAAAGAAAGGAAATCATTTGCTTTTGCGGTGGCTACAACTGCAAAAAAAGGAGGGCATCCAACAAAGGGAAGTTATGCTTTTTCAAACAATGGGAGAAGAAAGGCGTGGAGTGAATTTTCTATTGATAACAACTTGGATCAATTTGTCGAATTACTTGAACTTGAAATTTCACTTATAAGTGAATTGGAAAATAAAATTTCAGAATATTTAAAAGTTGCATAATGCCAAAAGTCGTTGCATTTGAAATTGAAATTGGTGGTGTCAAAGAAATATTTAATTCATTTGATGAAGTTAAGGATCGGGTAAAGTCACTAAAAAAAGAATTTGATTCTGCAGACTTCGGATCAGCAAAATTCAAACAATCTCAGGAAGCACTTGCTAAACTTACTAAGGTTCAGGAAGAAAGCCGGAAAACAACTCAAAAGATGAAATTTGAGATTGAAGCATCCAACAATGAACAAATCGGATCTTACAGACAGTTAAATGCTCAGTTGGTTGTCCTTAGGAATACATACAAAGATTTATCAGAAGTTCAAAGGGAAGGTGTTGTTGGTAAAAAACTTTTGCAAGATATATCATTACTTGATTCTAAGCTAAAAAACATTGACAAGGGTATGGGATTATTCCAACGTAATGTTGGTAACTATCTCGAAGCGATTAACTCATTCGCTGCACAGGCCGGAAATTCACTTGGGGGTGTTGCCGGTAATTTAGTTTCAGGAATTGGTAATGTTGCCGGATCCGCTACACTTGGCGCACCTGCATTGTTTTTGGCATTAACGGCTGCAGCAGGATCAGCAGTTTCCGGATTAGTAAACCTTGATGCAAAGATTAGTGATCTCAAAGTCAATATTCAAAAAACAGCCGGGCTATCAGCAGAAGAAGTAACCAAACTTGCTGAAAGTTTAAAATCACTCGATACAAGAACTTCACTATCTGAGTTGTTGAACATTGGGAAAGTTCTTGGTCAATTTGGTATTGAAGTCAACAAGAATACGATCACAGCAATTGACAAATTAAATGTTGCATTGGGTGACGAATTTGGGAACAATGCCGAATTAATTACTTCGGTTGTCGGTAAGCTAAAAAATGTATTTACTGAGTTCAAAGGGACAAATCCTGATGAAGCATTTTTAAAGATCGGTAACGCCTTAAATGAATTAGGGGCAACAGGCGCAGATACAGCACCTATTGTTGCCGATTACGCAACGAGGTTGGCCGGAACATTGGGATCATTCAAGGTGTCAGCAGGTGACATATTAGGGGTATCAGCCACATTGGAAGAACTTGGTACAAGTGTCGAGCGTGGGGCTACAGGATTTAGCAAGGTATTAGCAGAAATAACAAAGGCACCGGATGCTTTCGTTAAAAACTTGAAAATTACTGATCAGGTTGTCCGGGATTTAACAGATAATGCATTTAGTGATTTCACTCAGGTTGTCAATAAGGATTTATTTCAGGCTTTTGAGATTGTTATATCTCAAATTGATAAACTTAATTTATCCAATACACAAACAGCAACGATATTTAAAAACTTGGGTATTGGTGGGCAGGGTGAAATAGAAGTGTTAAGCAAGTTGGCCGGGGCGCAGGAATTACTTAGATCAAGAGTTGATACTTCAAACGCTTCAATACAAAACAGCATAGGTATTAATAAGGAGTTTAGTCAGGTAAACACTACGTTGGCAGCCGAACTTGAAAAGTTGAAAAACAATCTTGAAAATGCTTTTGTCAATACCGGTATTACAAATGGGCTTGCCGGGTTGTTGTCTGTAATAAATGAAACTCAAAGATCAGTTGTTAATACAGCCAAGGTAGCTGAACAAGAAAAGATACAGTTTCAAGCATTGGTTTATGTTGCTACTGATGTTAACACTACACAGGAAAGACGACTTGAATTAATTGGAGAATTGCAAAAAAAATATCCTGATTACTTCAAGAATCTAAAATTAGAAGAAATTACCAATACAAAACTTATTGAAGTTTTAGGATTAGTAAACGAGAAGTACAATGATAAAATCAATCTATTAGCTATATCCAATACAGCAGGCGAAGCGCAAGATAAACGAGATAAGGCCCGGCAAGAACAATTGGATCGGGAATATAAACTAAGGAAAGCAATAATCGAAGCACAAACGCAATTAGAAAAGAAAGGATTTTCACAGACAAATGACCTGAATAAAGATATTCAGGCAATCAAAAAAATATATGAAGATGATGTAATTATTTTTAGTGGATCAGTTAAGAATGTTTTAAATCAAATTGATGTATATGAAGAAGCTAAGAAAAAGGCTTTCAATTTATCAAAGGAGTACAATCAGGTTGAAATAAATAGTGGGAAGGAATTTGAGAAATTAATCAAAACAAACAAAAATTATAATGAAGGTTTACTTATACAGATTGCTTCATTTGGTGAAGTTGCCGAACAAAGGAAACTTGAAGCTGATCAATTGGAGAAACTTGGAAAGAAGAAGGAAGCACAATTAAAACTTGATAATCTTTCTTTGGATGCAAAGCAACTTTTGAAAAAGGTTGACATTGAGCAGTTGAAAATATTAAAGGAATTAGCAGATAAAACAGGAAAAACGAGATCAGGCAATATCATTGGTGATGCTTTGACAGGGATCAATAAAATCAATCAATCCACCGGAAGGATCAGATCAACCGGTACCGCTGCAGATCTTAATTTACCTGAGAAAGTTTCCGGGAAATCGGTTACAGACTTTTTGGCACAATCTGATAATGAAAACAAACAATACCTGAATGAAAAGTTAAAAGCACTTGAAAAATTCAGAAGTATATATTTGGAAAAACAAATTTCATTAATTGACGATGAACGCCAAAGGACAATTGAAGCAGAAAAGAAGAAAGCTCAGGATCAACTTGCTGCAATAGATGAAACAAACCGGAAGTTAAACGAAAAGCAACAAGAAAACATTGATAAAATCAATGCAGATTTAAAATCTGCCAAGGGATCACAATATGACAAATTATTAAAGCGTAGGGCCGAACTGACAGAGCAATACACTAAAGATGACATTGAGATAACCAAGGAATCAGAACGTGCGAAGCAGGCCATAATCCAAGCGTCTGCCGACAAAATAATTGATATTAACAAGGACTTTGATAAAAAAGAAGCAGAACGGTTAAAAAAGATCCAAGCAGATAATTTGGCCGGATATAACCAATACTATAAAAAACTTTTTGATCAAGTAAGCCAAAAACGTGAAGAAACAAACCTTTCACTTTTACAGGACAAAAACACTAAACTGAAAGGGAGTGGGGGGAAAGAAAAGATCATTCAGAAGATAAATTATGAGTATGAAGTAAGTGGATTAAAGGCAACTGAAAATGATTTAATTTCTCAGATAAAGATTACGGAAGCCAAAATAAAAAACGCAAGGACTTTAAACGGTGTTCAAGCACTTTTAGGCCTTGATCCTGTATTAGCAGATGAAGCGATCAAAGGGTTTGAAGCGGATCAAAAAGATTTGAGTTTAAAACTTGCAACAGCGGTTGAGCAAAGAAAGGCTATTGAGATTAACGCAACATTTGACACAAATCAGAAAAAGATTGAAAGCCAAAAGCAGTTTAATGAGTTGGTTATAAGTCAGGCTTTTGATTTATCTAATGAACTTGCCGGGATATTTAGTAACAATGAGATTCAAAGACTTCAAGATGAAAAAGCCCAAAGATTGTCTTTGCTTGAAGAAGAATACGCAAAAAAACTTGAACTTGCCACCGGGAATGCAAATGAAGAAGAAAGAGTACAAAAGGAATTAGCAGTTAAGAAAATAGAGATCGAGCGTAAATATCAGGAAGAACAAAAGAAGATTGCTAAAAAGCAGGCTGTCATTGCAGGGGCATTGGGTGTTCTTCAAATATTTGCTTCACCAACACCGGATATTTTTGGTAAGTTAGTTTTGGCAGCAGCCTTGGGTATTAAAACAGCGTTTCAAATATCAGCTATTGATAAACAGAAATTTGAATATGGTGGTCCGGCCAAATCAGGAACATTCGGTGGTCGATCGCATCATTACGGAGGGACAAAAGGATATTTTTCAGATGGAACACAAATCGAAGTTGAAAAAGATGAAGATTTCATAATCATAAACAAAAGAAATTCGTTCCTAAGAAATTATTACTCAGGGATCAATTCATATAAAGGTGCCGGGCGTAAATTTGCAGAGGGTGGCAATGTATTTGGAGAAAACCTATTTAGACAAAGTTCACCAACGTATGCACAAGCATCCGGGGTTGTGGTTATACCTGATGATCAAATGTATATGTTAGCGCAAATGGTTGCCACCGCAACAAAAGAAGGTACATATCAAGGTGCTCAAAGTGGTATTGCTAATGGTGAAAGGATTAATGAGCGTTACAAAGAATTTTCACAAAGGACAAACAGATAAATATGGCTTTAGATGTATCACTTACTGACAAAAATAATTTATATCCAATTGGTAACAGTTCTCAGGGAATCGGATCATGCATAAGTTTTGAATTGCTTCCTTCGGACATTTTTGATCTGAATCCGCTTGACGTTGCTAATGTAACAATAACAGTTGATAATGGAGCAGAAACCGGTTATTTCTTATTTGAAGATAGGACATTCACAATTGATAATGGATCAGATTACACCAATGATACATTTAAATGTGATGCAACAAGCGCATTAAATACAGCCAACAATATCAGGAATATGTTATTATGCAACGTTTTTATTTTAAAGAATTGGAGCGTTAAATTAAATATAGTATCAGGCACTAATGTTCAGGTAATATGCAGTCCAAAGATTTGGAATTATAATCCAACCGGTAACACAAGTGATAATTTTGATTTAGGAAAAATCTCATTAAGTGTAACCGATTTTAGTGATAGCGTAATTATTCCGGGATTAAAAATTGTTTGGCAATTATTTGAAAACGGTTTACAGAAGCAAGGCGAAGCGATGGAGATGAATGGGATAGTTCCAATAGTTAATCAGATGAACGGTGCTGTAATTCCGGTTAAAATTAATTTTAGCGATATTGTAACAAGATCACTAAAAACAACATTCCCAACATACAAGTATAACGAGGTTCAATATGATTACACAATTCTGAATAGGTACTTTTTACGATATGGTTGGTTGAATATAACCGGGTGTGATCAATCAGAAGTTTTTACAAAGCAAACAAATGACATTATTATTGTAAATAATTCATTGGATAAAAATTCTGTTTTAGGGTTTCTTGATTATTGTTATGATATAAACACACCAACACGAAGGGCCAAGTTTATGAATTTTGCGCATGAATGTAACTCAATGATCAAAGCAACCACGAATCAATGGTTGTGGTTTTATGATATGCTTCCTGCACAAAAAGTAGGAATAACGATCCGGCAATTTGTTTTATATACATTCTTGGGAGCAGACCTGACAACAATCAGTAGTACGGAAATTGATTATAACACCGCAGGGATTTTACCACTTTCAGAAGATGGGATTGGGGTAATAATAATTCCGGCTGGGTTTGGTAATTGTCCGGTAACGGTTCCCGGCAATGCAAAGTATTTAAGAATATCAGTTCGCTATGAGGAAGGTGCCACAAAAACCACAATAAGCGAATCAGCTACTTTTATTTTGACAGATAATTGTTCCAATTACGAATTTTACTTTTTGTCGTCAAAGGGTGGTTATGATACAATTCTTTTCGAAAAGATTGAAGAAGTAACATTTGACATTAATCAAACAACAATCAACCTCAACAAGTATTGCAGGGAATATAATTTGGTTAACGAAACAGGAACAGAACCAAGCGAAGCAGGTGTTTTAGATTATCTTACATTCCTGAATACCACAGGCCGGAAACAAGTCAATACAAGTGAAAAAAAGGAATTCAAAGTAACTTCAAAACGAATAAGGCCACAAACAGCAGAAGCAAATTATTTTGAAGAATTTTTAAAATCAGAATCCAGAAAGATCAGGCTTGATAAAAAAGGTTATGCGGTTGAGGGATCATTTGTCTATACAGAAAATATTATCTTAACTCATTCAAGTGTAATTACCTTTGGTGATGAAGGAATGGTACAATATACATTTAGGTTCCAATTCGCAAATCAAAACAGTCCAATAAGTGAATACTAAAATAATAATCAGAAATCCGGGAATCGAAATACCTGACAGGCTTTTAACTGATGGTGAACTATTGCTTGACTTGACAGAAACAGAATCTTTAAGCCTATACAACAATGTTTTTGAGTTAAATGATCTGCAGACCATAAAAATATCAGGAACATTAAATTTTAATATTCAGGCCACCGAATTAAATCGACTTTTGTTTTGGAACGGTTATAATCCAAACAGGTTATGCAATGATGAAAAATATTTCGATGTCGATGTTATTGCTGATTGTTTTATTTTAGAGTTTAGGAAACTATATTACAACAGCTATGATGATTCAACAAAGGGAATAAATGTAGTGTTGGATTTTGATGATTCTCATTGGTTAAAAAAGATAAAGGAAATCAAAATTTCTGATCTTGATTATGGACCAAAATTTGCGTTTACGCATGCTAATATTGTTGACAATTGGGAGAACAATTACTTTTATGAAGATGGTAAAAAAGCATATCATTTCCCGGTAGCTGTTTACGGTTCTACCGTTGTAAGAAATTTCAGCAAAGGTGATACTGCCTTGCATCCCAATATTTATACTTTATCAAATTTGCGGCCTTGGGTAAGTTTAAAATTTTTATTGCAGAAAGGTTTTTGCGAAGCTGGATGGACATTAAAAACAAGTTTAGATGAAACAGATTTTTACAAGCGAATTTGGTGCTATCTTTTAAAACCTGACTTTTACAAAACAGATGTTAAAACTGATCGAGGTTCATTGCTCAGGTTTGAAGTTGAAAAGAGTGCAGGCAATATTTATGATTTTGTTGTTCAGTTTGACACAAAGGCTGCACCAAACCATGACCTGAATGATAATTTTGTCATTGGTACAGGTGATGGCGTTGCATTTGTCGATGAAACGACTGCCGGATATTGGAAAAATCCTTTACAGCATACAATTGAAATGAACTTTGTTGCTTCATTTGTTATTGATAACTACGTTCCGAATCCAAGCATGACAATATATTTCAGAACATTTGATTTGGACACGAAAATAACGAATCAGGAATTTACGCATACTTTTGATATTGTTTCCGGTGTTCAAAATATAGTTGCGGAACAATCTATAAATGTTCAATACAATGAGGGTGTATATGTTCTTATTGGTGGGTTAGTAAAGAATAAACCGGGATCAAAATTCAAGGCCGAACTTGCCACAGGATTATATATGAATGGTGATAATGTTGATATTAATATTGCCTTAGATGACTATAATATTGAAGATCTTTTTGCTTCATTTCTTCACCTGATAAACGGTAAATTATATACAGATTCGTTGACGCAAACCGTTTATGTTTATCCTGAGTTAAGAACTAACTTATACGATGGAACCGATATTGAGGGATATTTTAACGAAGCAGGTGAAGATATTACCGACAAGGTTATTTCAGATAGCTATAAACACAGCCTTAACAGATCAGAAATTGAAAGATACCTGATCTTAAAGTTTAAGGATTCGACTGATCCATATATCAGGAATAAAAACCTTGATAAAACTTTGCATTCAAAGGAAATTGATTATAAGCTAAAAAACGACAACAAAAAAACCTTTGAAAACAAATTATTCGAACCTACAATTGATAGGTCGCTAACAACTTTTAGTGGAACAGAAAATGTTTACAATGATATTATTGTTCCTTATTTGAGTGATTCTGAACAGGAACAGCTTGCTTATGCGATAAAACCACGTATCGCAATATCCGTTGGTTATGTTTCACAGCAAGACTATGATAAAGAAACCGGAATAGCAAAGGTGCCGGATTCGGAAATATATTGGGCATTGGATAAGGCAGACCACTTGCAGGGGAACCATGTAAACGAATTAAGAACAGCTATTCCACTAATAACACAAAAAGCGAATTACTTCATAAATATCACAGGTGACATTGTAAAAGCAAACCTTTGTTTTGGTGATGATTCAAATGATTTATTCTATATGTTTTACTATGCCTATCTTAATTTTTTGAGAAACGAAAAGGCAAGTTTTTTAATGAATATCGATCCTGAGTATTTTTTTAAAAATCCATTTCGGCATATTAAAAGTTTTGAGTATGAGGGCAACACTATTAAAATGCTGATGACAGGGATCAATGATTTTAAACTGAATGAGAATATAAGTACACCGGTTGAAATGGTTCCATATAACCGGACTACTAAAAAGCACAAATGCAATTGTCAATATTCAAAATGTGTTTTTTATCAACCTTGGACAGAGGTAACATACCCGGAACCGGATGCTTATGAGATCAGTTCCTTAAAAATTGATGGTGTCGAAAAATTGTCTTCACCTGTCAACCTTGGAGCATTAAATGTTATCACTTTGGATGCTTTTTTTTATGTAACCAATATTGTCGATGCGATAAACTCAATAGGCCTTAACGAGATCACAGCACATTATTTTGTTGATGTCAATGAGAATGAAGAAAAGAAAAGGTTTAAGATCGAGTTTTTAAATTGTCTATTTTTTGAGATTATCATAAAGCAAATTTCACCAAGCGTCAATTATTTGAGATATACAAACAGGGGTATAAATGATTGGAACAGTTCTTTGTCTAAATGGAAATACAAGTATGATGGTACAGGCGATTCATTGGTCCGGTATGATGCCTATGGATGTGAATCGGTTAACAAAATAAATGATTGTATATGAAAATAAACCATATTTCTATTGAAGATAAGCGATCCATTGCAAGGGCCCATGCCGGTGGAAATTATAAAGCGGTTCAATCTATTTTGGCAAAGAATAAGGTATCTGGTTGTCATGGATGCGTAAATGCTTTTGCTTTGCGTGAATGGTGTATTTATTGGGTTGAAACCGGGATTATTCCTGAGATCATAAAATTGCCAACAACCAAAATGAAAATAAAATGATATTAATCGAAAAACACCGGAAATATCTTTTGAAGTTTATCAATCATATTGGGCAAACAGATTATGAAAATTTATCTGTTGTTCCAATTGATGTTTATATGTTTGTGAAGGATTATGATTACATAACGATTGTCAGTCCTTTCATAAAAATCGATATAAAATCCGGCCTTTCAATTAATCAGATCAGGATAAAATATTCAATCAGTTATATGGCCGTTCGGACAATAGGCAAAAAATATGGTTTATATTCTTGTGCTAAAGTTTAACACGAATACATAAAATGAATTTGAATAAAAAATATTAACCTATAATTTTGCATTCAATGGTAAATAAAAACACAATAGACAATTTAATCACAGGATCAGTATGGCATATTGATTTTGATTTCGGCATGTCTGCTTTGAATAAGTATTTGCATGACCTCGAATTGTTATCTACAAAACAGGTGACGTTGAAAGATTTATATCCGGTAACAAAAGAATCGGATTATAAATACAAGCGATCCGGCCAAACAGCCATAATTACACTAAATGGAGTAATGAGGGTTCATGATGGATTATGTTCTAAAGGAATATCAGAACAAGTACAAGCGATCGAGCATGCCAACAATGATGTATCTATTAAAAATATCTTGCTACATGTAAATTCCGGTGGTGGTGAAAGTCAGGCCGGAACTATTCTTCATAATGCGATCAAGGATAGCGCAAAGCCTGTTTACGTATTGGGTGAAATGATAGCTTCTGCAGCGTACAATGCTTCTCTGTCAGCTAAAAAGATATTCCTTTCTTCAACCATGTCAACTGCTGGAAGCATTGGTACAATGATAACCTTGGATAAAGTAAGTCTTGAAAATTATAAGGCGAATTATACTGAGTTGTATTCTAATGTATCGACTGACAAAAATAGATCATGGAGAGCATTGCTAAATGGGGATTCAACCGATTTAACCAACGAGATTACCAAAAACGCAATAAAATTTGGTGAAAAAGTAAAGGAGTTCAGGAAAGTTGATGATTCAGTTTTAACAGGTGATATGTATTATGCGGAAGAAGCAGTTCAAAATGGATTAATAGATGGGATCAAAACATTAAAGGAAGTGCTTCAAATAATTAATCAAGGATCAGAAACATTAATTAATCAAAATAATAGTAACATGAATTTTACAGAAAAATTTAATTCAATCCTGAATAAGATAAATACTTTTTTTGGATGGAACGCAACGAGCGAAGCAGAGGTTTCTGATTCACTTGATGCCATTGGAGAAACATTTGATGCTTTCAAAAGTAATTTGACAGCTCAAGTGACTGCACAAGCTACTGAAACTTTTTCAGCACAATTGGAAGAAACAAACCGGATCATTGTTGAATTGAATGAGCGTATCAATTTACTTGATACTTCGATTCTTGAAATGACAGCCAACGTCAACAATCTTACTGCCGAAAATCAAAGATTGGAAGAATCAAACAGAAGTTTAAATTCAACAATTATGGATTTAAAAGGTAGGCAACCATTAACAACAAATTCAGATGCACCTGAATATAAAGCAGAGAAAAATTTTATTGATGCTTTTGGCAATGTTAGCATCAAAACGAGTTCAAACTAATTTTATAAAATACAAAATTTAATAAAGAATGGCAACAATTAAAGTTATGCCAAGGTTCAATGCGATAAACAGAACTTTGGCCTTTCCTTCAAAGGAATTGAATTATTTTACAGCGGAACTAATACAAGATAACTTTGATTATTATCAAAGGGCGTTCGGTGTATTTAGTTTTATGAAACTGACTTCAAGTTTAAAATTCATTATAAGTACCATAACCGGAAATCCAATGTTATGGACTGCACATAATGCTTGCGCTTGGGAACCAAATGCTGTTTTGGGAATTGGCAAAAGAGAAATAACACCTTCAAAGGTAAAGATCAATGCCGAACAATGTTATGATGAATTATTTGATTCAGCTTATGAAGATTTTCTAAGATGGGATGGAAGATCAGCATTGTCGCTTTCTCAGAGTGGTGAAGTTTATTTACAAAACCTTATTACCACTATCACACAAAATGCAGCATTGGGTGCAAGATTGGCCCTGACAGTCGGAAACAAATATGATCCGGATGCTGTAACATTTAAAGCAGAAACTCCGGGTGAACTTAGGGATTTATTTTCGAAAACGATTACTTCAACCAATGGATATATGAAACTGTTATCCACTATGGCTGCAAGTGCTTCGAAGTATGCACACCTGAATTTGTCAAGTTTGTTTTCTGCAGACGATTTGGATGGTAAAAAATATGTTGGTGACGTTATTAATCTTTTTGACAGCTTAAAAGATAATGCACCAAGCGATCTTGAAGCGATCATTAATGAAGGTGGATCAATAGCGATTGCAGGGGATTCAAATGCCGGAAGACCATTGGTTTTAGTATCAAGTTCAATATTTAATGCAATTGTAAGTCATTATAACAAGAATTGTATTTCGTTGACTTGTACAAATCCAAGGGTTACTAAGGAATCGGTTATCGATGGAACAAGAACATACAATATTTACTACATTGATATGATTCCTGTTATTCCAATGTCAGACGTAAACTATTATGACAAATATTTGACCGGGGCAACTCATTTCATGGCAATTACTACAAGTGGTAATATTAATTTGGGTACTGCATGGGATAACATGCCTGATCCTAATTCAACTTCAAATGATGTCGGGTTATTGATTGAGCGTTCAACCCGGGTTCAAGATTTTGGGAAAACTTACATGGCAGGACATAATTTGTTGGCTTCCGGTATTTCTGAAACAGATCAAATTGTGGCTGCACAAATCTATGCGGAACCGGCTTAATTATTAACTATCAAAATTAATTGAAATGAAAAATATTTTAAATTTGCTTTTCCTGTTATGTGCTATTTACTCAGCACTTATAGGTGACGCAGTTAACTTTGCTTTCTTTTTTGCTTTGGCCGGCCTAAATACTAAGATTACAGGATTGGCCATAGCGACTGTTTTCCCATGCTCGTTGGATGCGATTGAAGAACCTGATGAATGTAATACAAGGGGTGGTTTAGCATCAGCATATTGGGCAAAGCAATCAGATATTGATTGGGAAACGATGGCTTCTGATCCTTTGCTTTTCGATCCTGCAACGCAAAAGATTCTTGGTTATTCAATGGTTGGTGCTGCAACTTTTACTCAGGTTCAATTTAACCGTAAGGGTGGTACATATAACTTCACATGGACTTCCGAAACTCAAAGCTATCAGCAATTGATTCCGCTTTTGTTTGAAGGGAAATCCAATGCAAACAGATTGGCAATTCAAAATGCTGTTTCTTGCTGCAAGGTTGTACTACACTTGTTTGATAATAATGGACTTGAAAGAGTTGTTGGTATTGAGTGGAATGGTTCAAAGTTTATCACTCAGGTTGTTAACTTGAAAGTGGTAAGACATTTGGATGCTTCCGGAAACCTATCAGGTGAAAAGGGCAGGGATGAATTGGATTTGGGTGGTGAATCAGCTTATGCACCACTTTTTGCTGAAGTAACAGAAGCAAATATTCCATTGTAATGTACGATTTTACAGACAAAGCCAAAAGCAACCCGATTAGAATCATGATTGATGGTAATTGGGTTGCCATTGGCAAGGAAATACGAATCGAAAGGAAAGGACCAAAGATTGACACCGTTATTCCGGTGGCAACTCAGGAACAGCTTAAAAAATTGTTTAATAATGGTGCTTATAAGCACCTAATAACAAAAAAAGAGAAACATGTCAAAGCTACTGAATTTACAGAATCCGATACCGGAGAACAGCAATGATAGTGTTGAAGTTAAAAGCCTTTTCGATACTTACAATATAGTACCATTTTTTGGAAACGATCTTAATACAAGTCATAGGTTTATTGGTGTCCTTGAAGATTTAACTAAGTTATCAGCATCGCACAAAGCCTGTAAAAACGATATTCTTACCTATTCTTTTGGTAGTATTGATGGACTTGTTGAATATGAAAAAGATTCTATAATAAGCGATCAGGAAAAATCAAAGTTCATTGACCTATTGGCTAACTACAAACTGAATCTTTCAATGATTCAGGAAACAATTGAATCTGTTTATGATCACATAAAAGATTTTGGTAACGCTTACATTCGGATCAAAATGATCCAAATCAAAGATCAGAAAGGAATTTATCTTTCAATTGTTCACCCGGAAAAAATTGCATATCTAAAAAACAAAAAGTTTGAAGATAAGCTATGTATCATAACTGATAAATGGGATAAGGAACATTGGGAAAAAGAAGCACCTGATATCATTCCAATTAATTTATTTTCTGATAGTGTTATAAATTGGAAGGATTCAAAAGAAGGAATACTAAATATTTCCGAAACAATAATGCACGTCAAGCAGAAAAATGATAAAAGCGATTACTATGGAAGGCCCGACATACTTCCGGTAATCAATTGGATGTTTACTGAATGGCAAGTTTCTGATACGACATTAAAAGCATCAGGAACAGAATTCGTTTCAAAATATCTTATGTTCTTTGAAGAAGTTGATCCTGCCAGGGTTCAGCAATCAGCATCAATATCAAACCTGAATAACGGTGGTTTACAAACTTCAAGTGCGATTGACGCAAGGATGCGTAAAGTCCGGGAATTGACAACGGTTGAAGGGGCAGATCCCAAAAGCATTGTAGGTATGGATTATCCATACGGACAAACAAAACCCAAGATCGAAAAGCTAAATGTATTCCGGGATGTCAATTATTTTGAATCCACGTTAAACATGGCAACGAGTTACATTTTTGCTGTTTGGAGTTGGTCAAAGGAATTGACCGGGTTTTCAACTGTAAAAGGGGGGATCGGATCAAATATCATTTTTGATCTTTTCCGGGTTAAGAATATTTCAACAATAAAACCAACTCAGAAAAAATACCAAAAGCATTTTTATGACTTAATAAAAGTGATATTTGACAAACTTGAAATACAGGAAAAGATTTATGTTTATCAGTATAGCGATTTAATTACACAAATTATTCAATCAAGCAATGACAGCATTAATAACACCACAGGAAGTAATAAGGTATAGCGATATAGACCTGAATACGCCTGTATGTAATTTAAGGCAGATTCAGCAGATTGAATCCTACTTATTTGGAACAAAGTTTAACAGCGATCTGTATAATGATTTGTTAACCGATTTGGTAGATTTTAGTGAAGTTGCTACATGGAAAGTAACAGATATCATAAGTGAAGGTGACATAAAACAGTACAATGGTCAGTATTATGTTGCGCTTGAATCTTCAACCGGTGTTCTTCCAAGTAATAAGGAAAAATGGGAGCCTGCAAAGAAATTTCAATCTGATTGTTTTAATGATCTTTGGTGCGATGTTCTTGCAAATTATTTAGCAATGTGTATAGTAGAAAACAGATTGCCAAAAATTTGGATCAAGGTAAAAAGCGATGGAGTGATAAAGAACAAAGGAGAATTATTTGAAAGTGTTGGATCAAAGGATTATCAGGCATTTCATTCTTCTGTAATTAGGGATTGTGAAATATGTTATTATAACCTGATGGAGTATATGAAAAATACTTCATGTCTGTCAAAATATAGTTATGGAACTTGTTCCGAAAACAAATACAACCCGGATAAGCGTGGAGAATACAGCGTTGGATAATTTTGTAATAACTACTATCAATAAAATGGTTGCTTTGGGTGGTACAAAGGTATCAGAAGAAGTTTACCAAAAAAGACTTGAAGTTTGCCGAGCATGTGTTCATTATGGTGAAGTTCAACCATTACCTTATGTTGTTCTTGATGGATGCACAATTTGTGGATGCCCAAGCGCAACAAAGCCAAGGTTCGAAACTAATTTTTCTTTGTCAAGAATGAGGGTTGTAAAAACCGAATGTCCTGACAAGGTTAACAAATGGAATTTTTAACAATTAAATTTATAAAAATGAGTGAACTTAAATCAGCATCCGAATTTGGAACCGCAAGGGGAAATTTGAGTGCAAACGCAAATAATGCGTTAAAATTAAAGACCACTACAACTGCAACGGTATATCAGAAAGATTATTCAAAAGCTGTTGCAAGTGGCAAAAAATTAGTGTCGGTTGTTGTCGCAGGAGAAACGATAACATTTGCTGATACTATTTTGGTTCAAAATGTTCGTGACGTAGAAGATGCATTATTTGCCTTACTTCAACCACTTGAAGTTGATGTTTTCATCAAGGCAAAATACTCTGCCGGAACATTGGAGATCAAATACATATCAAGTGCAAGAAACCTTGGAGCGATCACATTGGAAACAGCCGGGGCAATGTCAACAGCAGAAAATTCAACTATTGAAAATCATTCAAGGGTTAAATTCTCGATGGAAGGAAGCCCTGAGATCAAATACGATGGTGGTGATGCAATGACATTGGCAAATGATCCTTATGCTTTTACAGGAGATGTAAGCACTGATGCAACCACTGCAGACACATTGGTTGCGGATCTGATCACAGCTTTCGATGCTGCTTCAATGAATTATGCTGATGTAACGGTATCAGTAAACAAAGAAACTGAAATGTTTGATGTTACTTACAGAACACTGACTGATGATGCATTAAAATTAACAGTTGAAGGATCAGTACCAACAATTGTTCGTCAATGGGATTCCTATGATTCAGTAGATGCGAATTTTTACGCATTTGAATAAAAATTAACCTGAGTAAAACAAACAACACCAACGAGTTTATTTTTAATTTTAAAAAATCAATTTATGAAAAAGATTTTATTTGTTTTTTCACTTTTCCTTATGCCACATTTTTGTGATGCTCAGAATTATGTTTATCAGCTTTTAGCAGGAGATACCCTGACAAATGCCGATTCAACAAGTTACGTATTTGATATGAAAAGCACAGCGGACATGAAAGCGTTGGTACAAATTGCTTTGACAAGAGTTTCCGGCACAGGAACTGTTACTGCAAGAATTTATACAACGAATTTCGCTAAGACGAATTATAATCATATCAGCACAACCACTATTGGAACAAGTACAACCAATTCGCTTATTCAAATAGCTAATTCCGCTACAATTGGTAGGTATATTAAGGTTGTTGTAAGTCAAACCGGAACAGCGGTTACGGTACCAAGGTTGGCATACGTTATTAGGGCAGTTTAGCATAATTATAGGGATTAGATCATTATCAAAAAGCCGGGTGTTCCGATGCCCGGCTTATTTAAAAAACAATGAAGAAGATTTTATTTGCTTTAATATTTATTTCTTACTCCGCTTCCGGGCAGAGTTTATATCCGCTATTGGATAGCACAAGTATTTCAAAAGGATTAACCGGAACCAAAGACATAAGATTTAGGACTATCAAGAATGGTTCTGATCCACTAAAAGATATAAGACTTCAAGATTTATTCAAGGCTATCAATCCGCTTGTTACAGGCGGTGATGATTCATGCCAAATTTACCACGTATTGGATGGTGTAGGAAGCGTTTCGCTCAGTTGTGATACTTCCATAGGGAATGATATTAAGATATCAGATGGGTACGGAATAACGCTGTATTGGCAAACCGATACTTCATTCTCTATTGTCAATAGTTTACCTGATCAAGTTGTTTCAATAGCATCAGGAACCGGGATCAATGTCACCGGAACATATCCGAGTTTTACAGTAACAAATACTTCAACCAATACCGATAATCAAACTTTATCATTGCTGGCAGGCGGTGGTACATTAAAGTTGACAAAATCCGGATCCGCTTCTGATTTTGTTCAGTTAAGAGATTCAAGTGCTACAAATGAGATTCAAACGTTAAGTATATTTGCCGGGAAAGGAACAATTAAACTGACAAATCCGGGATCAGTTTCCACATTTATTCAGTTGGCCGATTCAAGCGCAACAAATGAAATAGAGTTGCCGACACAAACCGGAAATGGCGGTAAATTTTTAACCACAAATGGAACAGTAGTAAGTTGGGGAACCGTTACAACAGGAACCGTTACAAGTGTCGGCATGACAGTTCCCACAGGGTTAAGTGTAACAGGTTCACCAATTACCACAAGCGGAACTTTTGCAGTTTCCTTGGCAAATGATCTTGCAGCCTTGGAAGGATTATCTTCAACTGGATATGCGGTAAGAACCGGAACAGATACATGGGCACAAAGATCATTTGGAGTTAATGCCGGGCAGTTAACCGTTACAAACAATACGGGCGTAGCTGGTAATACTTCATTTGGCTTAGCTACTACGGCGGTTACGGCTGGTAGTTATGGTAGCGGTTCGCTGGTGCCAGTTATTACCGTAGACGCCTACGGACGTTTAACGGCGGCCAGTACGGCGGCGGTATCTTATACAGAGGTAGACGGTTCTATAACGAATGAGGGTTCGTTAACCGTGGCCGCTGGGACTGGTACAACTTCTATTGTTAACAGTAATACATCTGGCAGTACTGGCGTAACATTTACGGCGGGTACTGGGCTAGGCATATCGGAGGTAGGCAATGTTATAACATATGCGAATACAGCTCCAGACCAAGTAGTAAGTATTACGGGCGCTGGTATTAACGCCGTTACTGGCACCTATCCAACGTTTACCGTGACAGGGACCGAGGTAGACGGGAGCGTATCTAACGAGGGGTCTCTAACCGTTTCGGCTGGCACAGGTACCACGTCGGTAATAAGTAGTAATACGTCTGGTAGTACGGCGGTAACGTTTTCAGCTGGCACGGGGTTAAGTATAACCGAGGTAGGCAATGTTATAACATACGCGAATACGTCGGCTGGCACGGTAACAAGTGTAGCGGCGACAGCTCCAGCCGATGGGTTTTCTATTTCGGGGTCGCCTATTACTGGAGCTGGCACATTTGTATTTTCATTAAGTGACGACTTAGCGGGTTTAGAGGCTATGAGTAATAGCGGCTTTGTTGTAAGGACCAGTACAAACACTTATGCTAACAGGTCAATTAGCGCCGCGTCTGGAGACATAACGGTAACCAATGGAACGGGCGTAATTGGAAATACTACTATAGATTTATCTACTACAGCCGTCGCCGCTGGCACATACGGCGCGTCAAATTCTATACCAGTTTATACAGTAGATTCTAAGGGGCGTTTAACGGCGTCGTCACAGGTAACGGTATTAAGTCAAGCGCTAAGCCGTCCGCTGGCTGGCACGCTAAAATTAACCAATTACTCTGGAGCGTCTACCTTTGTAAATTTGCCAGACAGTTCACAGGCAAATGAGGGCTTGCTAACAATGTCAAGCGGTGGCGCTAATATTACGCAAATAAGTAGTAATACGGCTGGCTCAAATACACAGGTAATAAGCGTTACGGGCGGCTTAACGTCGTCCATTGTTGGTAACACGGTAACAATAACTGGAGCGGCTCTAAGCGGCGTAAAACACGTTAAAGCGGCTACTACAGATAGCGGGCGCGGTTTGCTGGCTACAATGAACACGCCTAAAGATACAGCGACTATAGCGCTAAATTATACTGGTATGGCTACCTATAATTATTTAGATACAATGGACATGATAGCGTATAAAGATTCCAGTTTAGTAAAGAATAGTAAGACTCAAAAAAAATATATAAATTACAATGCTTTTATAGACGTATCACAGTCTACGAGTAGTACCTACTCATTAACGGCTGGCACGGCGTCTGACATTAAATTACCAGACACGGGCCTATATTTATGTTTTAGCTACAATGCTACTACTGGTGAAATAACATATACGGGTACTATTCCTAAAATGTTTGTGATTAGTGGCCATGTTTCGTATAAATACAGTTTGATTAATTCAGCTAATTCATTATATTTGCAGCTAAAGCCGTTTGGCGGTGCCTATGGGCAAATAGGCATTGACTCTGGCAACAATACAAGTACGACACAATTTTACGGGCTTAGTGTAATGAAAATTATTAACCTATCACAGGGTGACAAAATTAAATTACAAATGAAGTCCGACGGCACAGGAACGGCTACAGTAAACAACGGTTATTTTAACATTTTTGCTTTAAGTGATAATTACAATCCTAACTAAATGACAAATTGCGAAAAGAAATTACTACGGGAGCTACAGGACCTATTGGGTACCAAAACGGTCAAGACAACAACAAATAACGACTACCAGTACACGTTAAAGGCTGGCGAGCTATTAACACATGTTATAGTAGAATCCGACGTAGTGACGACGTTTAAAATAGGCACTACAGCTGGAGGAACGCAAATAGCAAATGACCCAGTAAATGACTATGAGGTATTTTCTGTAGACCAGTACGCTAAGGCTAGCAGAACTATATATTTTTCTGGTTATAATCCAGATACGGTAACTATTAAACTATTCATTCAAAAGGCATAATACATGAAAAGGATTTTATTATTATTAGCGATAGTAAGTCAATTTTACGTTAATGGACAAATTGTAACTGGAGCTACAGGGCGTTTTAGAACGTCTCTGGAGCTGGCGGGTTATAAGGTTACAAGTATAAGCAATGACAGCGCACTAACTGGAAACTCTGGACTAGCATTACCAACGCAATACGCTGTTAAAAACTATGTAGCAAATTACGTTGCTTCGCATAGTTCTACGGCTGCGGGTTCAAGTGGTCAAGTTCAATTTAATAAAGCGGGTGCCTTTGGTGCGCTTGATAGTTTTACAGTTGTTGAAAACCCCGATATGGTAGGTATTGGAGTACCAACACCAACTGCAAGGCTTGACATACAAGGAAGTGCCACAGCAACAAACGCATTAAGAATAGGGAGTTCAACTGGTTCAGATTTAATGGTATTTGGTAATAGTGGGAAAGTATCATTTACAAATGGTTCAGTAACAAGTATTTCAACAAATGATGCTATTTTAGGGATTACTGGCTTTACACACACTGCTAATTCGGGTTCTACAAATGCACTTTGGGGTTTAAATATTGACGGCACACAAGTTTTTAATACAGCAAATCAAACAAGTGGGGGGTTGCGTATAAAACTATCAAATAATGCCACATCAAATCAATATAATATACCATTATATATTGAATCAAATGCTGCAACTGATGCAGTTAATTTTATTAAAAACACTTCTTCAACGGGTGGAAGTTCAATTAGATTAATAAGTGGTTCTGCTGAAACTTCAATGACATTGATACAGTCACCAAATACAACTCCTTCATCTATTTCAGAGGGTAATGGTATAACAATAAGAACAGCGTCAACATCTTCATCATTAGGGGTTAGAAGTAATGCGTTGACATTAACAAATAGCACAACTTCTGGAAATCCGCAAAGTATTAATTGTACATTCTTTATAATGGATAAACGTATTGGAGTTGGTCAATATGCAGTTAATACGCCAAATGCGACTTTAGATATAAAAGGCGAAGGTGCGACAAGTGCAACAAATGCGCTTTATGTTAGAAATAGTTCTAATACAAAATTGCTTACAATTCGTGATGACGGCTTATTAAATTATTCAGTAACAAAGACGCCATCGAGTGCAAGTGATACAGGAACAGTTGGAGATATTGCATGGGATTCAAATTATATTTATGTATGCGTAGGCACAAATCAATGGAAAAGAACTGCGATAACAACTTGGTAAACAATTAAAATTTTTATAACATGAAAACATTAACTTTTATATTTACGCTTTTCGCTTGTTCACTTTTTGGGCAGGTTCAAGACAGCACAGACGTTGCAATTGATACGTCTGCAGCAGTTTTAATGGCTAACAAAATTGAGGTTGCTAAAGTGAATGGTGACTTTTTGATTAAGCAATACAATGGTTCAGATTCATTCACACAGGTGACAATTAAGACAAAAAATGATGCTGTCAAGGCACTTACTCAAATGCTTAAACAGTTGAAGTCAGACGAAGCATTATTGCAAAAGCAATTAGCTATCATTAAGGCACGTAAAAATGAAGTAATACAAGCACGAAACTTGTATAAATAATGCTTGATTACGCACCGCTTTTTGCATTCCTTGGAGTTGTAATATCATCATATATTACAGCTAAAGCCTTGATAAGATCAAAGGTTATTGAGAAAGAGAACAAAGAATTGAAAAAGAATTATAATGCTTTGGATATTCTTTTTGATTTTTCTGTATTCAATAAAATCGTTTATCAAGTCAATGAGCTATTCGCAAAAACTAAAGCGGATCGTTACCTGACATTATATGCCACCAATGGTAAAACTGACTTCAAGTTCGTAACGTCAATGTTTGAGCATCATAAAGACAATGAGTTTATCAGGTTAACAACAGGTGCAGTAAGCAAATATATAAAATTACAATTTGATGCACATTACCTTGCTTTACTGAAAGAGGTTGAACACGTTGGGCCTGTATTCTTGGACGTGATTGAAATGCCGGAATGCGATTTAAAAAACGTGTACATAAGTGAAAAGATTCTACATTCATGCGTTATGTTTTTAAACCGTATTCAGATTGACGATAATAACGATTTACTATTATTTTGTTCTATTGCAACTCATAGTGCAGAAAAGTTTACACCGGCTGAGATAACCATAATCAAACAGGCGCATGGGGTTCTGAAAGATGCAACGGACAACCTTAAATCCATGTCTATTAAATAACTTCTAAATAAAATTATCATGGCAAACGAGATGGAAAAACCATTACCGGACATTAAAAAAGAAGAAGCCATACAGCTTCCATTTTTGCAGTCAAAAAACTTTTGGGTTACAATTATCAGTATCGTGTTTGGATTCCTTTACACTAATGGAATCGACATAGGATTAACACCTGATGAATTTGCTACCAAAATTCTTGGATCGAACACATTTGAACTTGCTATCTTCATTGCAGTCAACCTGTTTAATCCTATACTAAAAACGATCAATAAGATTAAAGCTGGATTATGGTCATGGGAATTTGTTTACTCAGCTAACTTTCAAACACAGGTTGGTTCAGTTGTGACGATAATTGTTACCGGGTATTTAGGTGATGTAAAAGCCGGGTTGATCCTTGCTTTATTATTTAATGTGTGGAATTTGGTTAAACACTTTTTAATCAACAAAGATGGAAGCATCCGAAAAATTTAAACGGTATTTCAAAAGCCAAAAGGAACCTAATTGGGGAATGATCTTAATGAATCTTGTTCCATTTGTAGGAGATGTCATTCGGTTACTTTTTGAGAATAGGAAGGCCAACGGTAAAATAAAATTAATCAAGTTGGTTATGGAAATTCATGGCCCGGAAATGGACTGTAAGGACTTGATTGATCGGATCAACAAAATTATTGAACAATGAAGGTTTCGCATCATATTGGTGTAAATAAATACAATCCAAAGTTTTATAAGAAGATCAAGGACTTGCCCGGATGCGTCAATGATGCGAAATACATGAATGACCTTGCAACCGCAAATGGATATCATTCTTCAATGGTTATAAATGCGTCCGCAATAAGTAATTTTTTTATAGACTACCTGACAAGTTTATCTACAGATCTTGTTCCGGGTGACAACTTATTAATATCATTCTCAGGACATGGAACAAAGGCCGAATTTGATGACAAGTTATGCAATGGGTTGTGTTTTTATGATCGGGTTGTTTGGGATTTTGAGATTAAAGAAATATTCTCAAAATTCAGGAATGGTGTAAACCTGATATGGATCACAGATTGTTGTTATGCAGAAGATAATTTCAGATTTGTATTCCGGCAAGAAGGAGAAATAAAATATTTGAATCCTGATCAATTTGTAAACTTCACAGCACCGAAAAATGACAAGTGGCAAAACGTTTTTGATATCAAATGTAACCTGATCCAATATGCAAGTAGTTCGCAATATCAGGTCAGTTATGATCTTGGTCGGAATGGGTTGTTTACAGAAGCGTTACGAATGGCAGTCAGGGAAAATCCCACTGGGAACTATTATAAAATCTTTCAACTGATTGAAAGGAATATTGCAAAGACAGGCTATCCACAAACACCGAAGTTTATAGTGCTAAATGGCAATGATATTAAATTAACTTACAGAACTTTTTTGTCATGAGCAAAGAAATGTTTTACAAAAATTGTGTCCAATTCGCTAAGAAAGTTGAGGACAAAACCGGTATCAATCATTTAGCTATTTTGGCACAGGCTGCATTGGAATCAGGTTGGGGTAAGTCAGCACCCGGCAATATGTTTTTCGGAGTAAAAGACACCGATGGAATCAATGGCAATGAACAACTATTGACAACAACTGAATATCATAATTCAATGGATATTAAATATCCGGTTGTAATTTCAATCGTTCCAACGGTTATTAATGGCCAAAAGAAATACAAGTACAGGGTAAAAGATTATTTCAAAAAATATCCATCACCTTATGAAAGTTTTTTGGATCATGCTAATTTTCTGATCAGGAACAAACGATACTCAAAAGCACTTGAAGTAAAATCTGATCCTGAAAAGTTTTTAACAGAAATAGCAAAGGCCGGCTATGCAACTGATCCACAATACAAGAAAAAAATATTGTGGTGCTTAGAAGAAATAAAAAAATTTCAGTAGGTTTTTGGTTTTATGTATTCCTGTTAGCCTGATAGAGAAATTTATCAGGCTTTTTTGTTTATTAAATATTACAATTAAAAAAATATAAAAATATTTTTAAAATAAATCAATATTTATTTGGAAACAAATAAATAATTATATATCTTTACATTATTATTTAATCAAAAAAACAAATTTTAAATGAAAAACGAAGATTTCTTCAACCGGGTTTCTGAACAAATTGCAAAATACAATATCCAAGGAATGAGAGAAGCAGAACAAATAAAAAGTTCTGCAGATGCATTTAAACTATTATTAGCAGAATTTAATGGTGATATTTACGATGTTGAGCATTTTTACGCAATGTATTTGAACCGGGCCAACAAGGTAATAATGATTAAAAAAATTAGTTCAGGTGGTATAACCGGAACAGTTGTTGACATTAGGATAGTTTTCAGATATGCTTTAATAAGCAAAGCAACGGCATTGTATTGTGCCATAATCATCCAAGCGGAAATTTAAAACCAAGTCCAGCAGATATAGATCTAACAAAAAAAATCAAACAAGCAGGAAATACGTTGGATATTCAATTAGTGGATCATGTAATAATTGGAAACGAATCTACTTATTACTCATTTGCTGATGAAGGATTAATTTAGAAATATATTAGGATATAAATAAAAAATATATTAGCTTTGTGACATAATTTAATAATCAAAAAAACAAGTCAAATGAAAAAAGTAATTAAAATCGGGCATGTAAATTTTACCCAATCAGATATAAGCGAATTTCTTTTTACTGATCATGTTGGGGTTATGGCAGTTATAATCCCGAATGATGTCCTATCAAAAGCGAAGGCCAAAAATGATCTTGCAACATATTTTTCTTGGGAACTTTCAATAATTAACCAACTGAATTTTGAAAGCGAAATTGTCAGAGAAATAGTAACAAAAGAAATAATTGTCAGAGGTGTAACAAGGTCAAAAAAATTTATGTCCGGACTTATCAATGAGAACGGTTATCTATTTTCATATATGCCATGTGTAACAAAATTAACGTACTATAAAAATTATTAACATGATTAAAAAACAGGTAAGGCTTTCAGATGAAGCAAGGCGAAAACTGAAAATAGATGCAATTAATGAGAACGTGGTGATCAATACGATTATCACGAATATCCTGAGAAAGCGTGAAAATTGGAAAATAAAATTTGTCCATGATAGGATTAATATTCCATACGCAAAGGCGTTCATTTTTGAAATGACAGAAGATTTCAGAAGTGACTTTATCAGGAATGCAAAAAAGATCAATGAATTATCCAAGGAAGATTTAAAGATCACAGACGAAATGATTATTCATCAAATTATTGAAAACTATTATGGAAACAAGCAAGTCAATCATTAAGGACAACTCTAAAACAGGTATTGGTTTAATTACCAAAGAAGATGTTTCAGTATTGATCCAAGCCGGGATTCTTCCGGCAGGCGTGCCAACGTCACAAGTACAAGTGTTCGCATCAGTTTGTAAGGAACGTGGTTTATCACCTTTCAGTAAAGAAATTTATCTTTTGGGGTACAAAGGGAAAGATGGGGTTACAAAATATTCGACAATTGTCGGGATCGATGGATTCAGAAAAATGGCAAAGAAAGATCCGGATTTCGCAGGGGTTGACGATGCTAAATTTAATGTCAGGAATAATTGCACTTTTGAAACTGCAAGCGACATTATTTTGAATAAGACAAAATTAATTTCCGCAACCGTTACCGTTTATAAAATGGTCAATGGTGAAAAAGTTGGGTACACGCATACAGCCTTATTTTCTGAGTTCACAACCGGGAAACAAAAGTGGGCAGAAATGCCGTTCCAAATGATTAGCAAGGTTGCTGAAAGTTTTGCATATAGAAAAGCATTTGGAATATCAGGCGTTCATGTCGAAGAAGAAATTGGCGCATTAAAAAATGAGCATCAGGAACAAAAGATTGATGATCTTGAACTTGAAGAAATTCAGGCAGCGATCAACCAATGTAAGAACAAAGATGATTTCAAGAAGCTGTTAAAATCAAATCCAAGTTGGAAGGGCAATGCTAAGATTTTAGACTTGATGGAACAAAGGAACAATGAAATTTTAAGAGAATCAAAATGACAAAGAAAGAGTTAATTGATCAAATAAACACCGGGAAACGATCTTTATCTTTTTCTGGTTTTAACAACTTTTTTGAAAGTCCAAGCCACTTTCTTAATTATTACCTTGAACCAAGTAAGACCACAGACGCAATGTTTTTTGGAACAGTAATGCACTCGATTATATTAGAACCTGACACATTTGAAGAAAAGTATTTTATTTCTGAGAACTTTAAGTTAAATACAAATATCGGCAAGGCCATATATGATAAAGCCTTACAGGAAGCTAATGGCCGGACAATAATTCAAAAAGATTTGTACCTGAAAGCGATCAAATTAAAAACTATTGTATGGAATAACAAACCGGCACATGAATTATTAATGCAATTGACAGAAACAGAAAAGCATATAAAATTCAATTGGGCCGGATGGAATTGGACAGGATATATCGATGGAATAGGGACTGAAATAATTGTTGATCTTAAAAAAGTGGCAGATGCAAATCCATGGACTTTTAGGAGAACTTTTTTTAGAATGGGTTATCACAGGCAGGCATTTTTATATCTGCATGGATCAAACTCTTTGAGAAAAAGGAAATATTTTATTATCGCTTTTGACGAATCCAGTGGCGTTTCTGTTCACTTTGTTGACGAATCAGCAATTATATCTGCAGAAGCGGAACTTGAACAACACCTGTTATATTTAAAAGAATGTATATTACTTGACAGATGGGATGAAAATTATGATTTTTATTGTCCGAATGATTCAGGAATTTTTAACATAACTAAAACTATTAAGAATGTCAGCAATGATTGAAATTAGCATTAAAGGTAAAGATGGAACGTATAAATTATGGACTGTCAAAATAAGTGATACAAGCAGTCAATACGGAACAAATGTTACCATGCATCCAAAACAATCAGATGAACAGATCAAGGCCAAAGCGAAGCCGGAAAACTGTTATTATGGTAAAGTCTTTTGGACAGACGGGAAAATATCGGTTGCACAAAAACCGGAACCAAAGCCTTTGCCTGAGGACGCATTTGTTCCGAAAGTGGCACCAGACGCACCGTGGGATAATGGGGTTCAAATCGAAGATGATGACCTGCCATTCTGATTTAAAAATCTGTAACGATTGCGGTCATGTAGTCGTTGCAGATTATTTATTTTGTCCATGGTGCGATGGATCAGATTTTGAAACTGATCTTTCAGAATTACCATTTTTTAAGATAGCGATTTTAAAGCGATCTGAGAGCGTTTTACTTTATCATAATAAAAACTATAAACAACGTTTTAATAATGCCATCACGAAGCCAATTTAAAGCCAAAAACAAATTTTATGAATAATATTCCAACACCTTATGTGAATGTCAAATCAATAATCAAAAAACAAAAAAACAATGATCACAAACTTTGAAGAAATCACAGCACCATTAACCAATGATGAAAAAGCTATTGTAAAATTACTGATGTCTTTATTCGGTAAAACAAAAAAAGATGCACCGGTTAAGTCTTACAAAATTGTCGATGATATAAATAACCTAAAAAACTTCATTGTTATCAAGAATGAAATTACAGGCGTTACGGTCAGAAAATTGGTAAACTTTATCCGCAGGCATGGATTACTTCCTGTAATATCGACTTCAAAGGGTTACTATGTCAGCTATGACAGAGAAGAAATTTCTAAGGCCGTTAAAAGTTTACAGGAACGAGCAGAAGCAATACAAATGGCAAGTTTTGGACTTGAAAAATTCACAGCATGAAATTATACGATTATCAGGAAGAATGTGTTTTCAATATTTACAAGTCACTTGAAAAGCACAAAAATGTTTTTGTTCAAAGTCCTACCGGATCAGGTAAAACCGTAATATTTAATTACATAGCATGTGAATTTGCAAATCAAGGAAAAAGAGTTTTGATAATAGCTGATCGGAAGGAGTTAATTCAACAAACTCAGTTAAGGTTATACAAAGATCATGGTATGCGATCCGGCATAATATTGTCAGGTTATGACACAATTCCATTTTTAAAAATTCAGGTTGCATCAATACAAACCTTAAACAGAAGGACATTGCCGGCAGATATTGACCTGATAATAATTGATGAAGCAAGGAGTAGTATTAGTGCTTCATATATGAAAATAATTGAACATTATCAGAAATCAAAAATCCTTGGTTTTGATGCTACACCAATAAGAACTTCCGGTCATGGATTCGATCATGTTTATCAAGATTTAATATTAGGTCCAACAATAAAGGAATTGGAAAGGCGTGGGAAACTTGTTCTGGCAAAATGTTTTATTAACCCTATTGACAAATTTGCTTTATCTCAGGTGAAGGTAAAATCTACAGGTGACTATGATGAAACCGAACTTGAACATTTCATGGAGAAAAACAAAGTAAATGCAGACTTAGTTGAAAGTTACTTGAAACATGCTAATGGTGAAAAAGTAATCATATTTGCAATTAATATTGCTCATTCAAAAAAGATTGAAAGATACTACAATGAAGCCGGGATCGTTTGCAGACACATTGATGGTACGATGGATTCATATACAAGGGATAATATTATTAAGCAATTCAGGAATGGATCAATAACCGCACTTGTAAATGTAGGTATTGCAACTTATGGATTTGACGAAAAAACTATCAGATGTGTTCAACTTGCCCGGCCAACAAAAAGCCTTGCTTTATATTTACAAATGATCGGAAGGGGATCAAGAACTGCAGAAGGGAAAGAGTATTATATTTTGTTAGACAATGCAAATTGCATTATTGATCATGGTCGGCCCAACGATGAACGAAAATGGTCATTAAAGGGTAAAAAATATGTAAAAAAGGATAACAATAAAAAGCGATTATTCAAAGTAAAATTACCAAATGGAGAAATAAAGATTTTTGAAGAAAGCAAAATACCATTGGGTATTAAAGGAATTGACATGATTGAGTTAAAATCTAATTTCCGAACTGATGTTTTTACCAAATTGTTAAAACAGGCCGAATATAAAAACTACAAAAAATCTTATGCGATGTTTAAGTTTTTTGAACAAAATGAAGAAGTTTCAGATGAAGAACTAAGGTATATTTCTTCAACCTTAAATTTTCAATATAGCTTTGTTTCTCAAATGTACAATGAAACTTTATTGAAAAAATCTCAAAAAACTAAATAAAATCTATTTATCTTTACATATATTTTTAATCAGAAAAACAAATTTAAAATGAGTGGAATCACAGAATTATTAAAACAAAATAGTTGGTGGATCGTAAACAAGAATATCGCAAAAAGCGTCGGTATCGAATCCGCATTGCTATTGTCTTATTTGGCATCCAAAGATGACTACTTCAAAGAACAGTCTAAAATTTACCAAGGCCAAGAATGGTTTTTCAACACCTCAGAAGCAATTGAATCTGAAACAGGGTTGTCATATCGGGTGCAAAAAAAATGTATTGGGATCCTTGAAAAATCAGGACTGATTAAAACGAAATTAATGGGATTACCACGGAAACTATATTTCACTTTATGCGAAGACAATATTTGCGAATTTGTTAAACCAATAATTGCGGAAAACGCAACTATACAATTAGCAAAAACGCAAAACACTTATAAAGAATCTAATTATAAAGATTCAAAAATAAAGAATCAATATATAACAAGCGATAAATCGCTTGGAGCGAATCTTGATTTGTTACCTGATGTTTCTTCCAAAAGAAAAAAAGTTGCGCCAAAAAAAGAAAAGGTTTCGTATAAGGAATTTATTGATATGTGGAGAAAGGTTGAAACAGATAAATTTGATAAGTTTAATTTCGCTATCAATGATAAACAGAACGTTGGCCAATTCATGAATATTCTGAAAGTGTTATCCAAGGATTTGGAAGCGAAATATGGAAACTACTCAGAAGAAAAATTAAAGGAATCTTTGGAAATTATTTTAAATTTGGCATATAAATATTTTAGTGAAATGTACGAAAATAAAATAACGTCTGTATTTCTGTTTGATCCAGCATTAATTTACAGGCATTACCAAAAAATTAAAACTTATAGGCCTGGCCGGGTTAATACAAAAAGTAAAGAAATTGATTGGAGTGATATAAATGAAAAAGTAAATCAAAGATTCAAAAATTAAGATTATGGAAATTATTAAATTTGAAGAAAAAGAATTGATCTCGATTGTGACTAACATTAATCCTTACAAAGCAGACCGGGATCAATATCCAAGTTTCATAAAAATTAAAAAGAACGCAGGCGAAGCACAAACAGTTAAGGTTATTATAACCATATTGTCATACCTAAAAGATCAGCTAAACATAAATAAGACCTTAACAGGTGAACAGATGATCAATATTGCGGAAAGTATAATCCACAGGTGGTATTGGCTAAATCCCGCTGACTTAAAGATCTGTTTCACCAATGCTATAAATGGTGACTATGGAATAATTTATGACAGGCTTGATATGTCAGTTATTAACGAATGGTTGACCAAGTATGAGCAGGAAAGAGTTTACAATATTGAACACAACCGGAAAAATTATGAAACCGTTAAACTATCAGATGAAACCCGGTCCATGCTTCGAAAAACAATAGATATGATGGATTCAAAGATGAAACAATTAACTGAGAAAAGAAATTTCCAAAGCGTTCATGACTTTTGCGAACAGAAAGGAATTAATTATCAAAAAATTGATAGTTTACTTCAAAAGAAATATTCAGATAAGATTCAAATTGTTGGCCCGGAAAACTTTTACAACTATATTAGCAACAAAGTATTAATGAGGTTGAACAACACCGGCACAATAAACACCGAATCAGAATTAATTAACCTTATACAAATAGTCTAAAAAATATTTCTTTCTTAATATTTATTACATATATTTGCAAAAAAATAATAATCATGAAAACAATTACGAAAATCAAGTTGACTGACTTTAATGGTTCAATGGATTGTTTATCCGGGGTATCTTTATCTTATTGGGAAAAGAAATATGATCAGGATGGTGAATTTAGCCATGTTGAAGAAGTCAATGAATTTACGCTTAAAAACTTTTATGTTCATGAAGATATGCTAAAATGCTTTCATCGAATGAGCAAGCATTTAGCTTTGATCACAGACCAATGCGAAGCGGATCACATTAATTCTGATGACCTTATAACTGTCTGCAATCAAGTAGTTATTAAGGGTGAAGAAGAAAAGCAGGGTATCATGTTAATAGGTTCCCGGAAATTAAAAAATGATTTAGTGATGAATATTATATCACCATTTTTTGTCTTCGCTGTCAACAATGATTATGAGTTTATTGAAAATTTATATTCTTGTTTATCTGATCTTATTGCAGAAGCGAGGGAGATTTTAAACAACCAAAAGTGCAAGATTTCACAACTTGAACTTGAACTAAATTAAATTTGTTTTTTTGATTATATCCTTGCCGAAGCGTCCTGCCGGGTTCACCACATTAAACCATACGTGTAGGCAAGGTTTTTAAACTCAGTTTATGGATAAATTAATCGATGCTATTTACGAGCAAAATTTTTCTGAAAATACATTAAGATCAATCTTAATGATTATCTATGATGCGAAACCAAAAGATTATGAAATAATTTTTAAAAATGTAAATAAAGAAGAAATGGCCACAATCAAAAAAAAGATGAAGATTGTTCAACAGGGGGAATCAAAAGTTTCAGTAACAAAACCATGCGATGGTTGTCCTGAGCAAATAGAATCAAATGGTATTGTTTTACCTATGGAAAAACTTATTATCAAAGCTACACCAAAAGAAATGCTTATTGAAGAAGATGGTGCAGTAAAAGCACAGCAAAAATCAGTTGATCCAACAGAAGGAACCGGATCAATATTGAACAGGTTTAATTCTGACAAAGAAAGAATGATCAAGTATTGCCGGGAAAAAGGTTATGAGGTCAGAATGAATTACACCGTATTAAAGTTGGCTCAAATCATTTACGAAAATGAAGCTTAAATTTTTCTTTGAATCTGCGCCTGCAGTAGTTCAACAAGCTATTATAAATTGTGTTTTTGGCCGTAAAACAGAAACAGAAGTTTGTGAAATTATTAACTTGTATTCACCCGGGCATTTGTTTTTGTCAAAGCGTTTTTTTGGTATTTTAAGGATCATAAAATCTAAGGACAAAAAAACAATTGCTCGATTGCAGTCTGATTATACTAAAGGGATCAAATCAATAACCAACAACTTTTTCCCGAAGGTTGGAATAATCAAAAAACTGATCCACTACAAAAAATATTCAAGGTTGTCAAAAGCCGGAAGTTATGCAATTATGGTTCTTGAAAAAAAGTTGATTATAAAGCACCTTGATTGTAAATTATGATTACGATCCATACAGATTCCGGGCCAATAAACATTCCAGAAAACTTATCTGAGTTAACAATTAGTCAGGTATATGATTTTTACATTGAGGAAGAAAAACTAATTGAATCAGATAATCAAATCAGCTATTTATTTTCGGCTTTGGCATGTTGCTATGGTGAACAGGTTTCCGATTTGTCAACTGGAACTGTAAATGATAGGTTTGTATTTGGTGAAGAAATAACTGGTTTCGGGTTATATCGTTATACACTTGAACTAATCAACAATTACAAACCACAAATAACCAAGAATTATTCTGTATTGCACAAAGGTGAAATTTACACAATATCCGGGAACGATCAAAAGTTGATTCAGTTGGATATGGGTTTTACAGTTGGTGAAGTAATTACCATTAAAACATTTTTGGATTATGCTTCCAAGCGAAAAAGTAAAGGCCTTGAAAATGTCGATTTTAACCTGAGTTTAGAACAGATTGCAACAATACTCAGGAAACAAGGTGAAGCCTTACCTGTCAATATATCTGAAAGGACAAAGTTTATAGATCAAAGGAAACATTTGTTTTCGGATTTGCCATATACAAAGGCATTGGACATAATTTTTTTTTTGCTGAGTACACAAAGCGAATAGAGAACAACGCAAAGTACAAATTTTACTTTGATCCACCGGACGACAACCGAATACCACGCACACCGGAAGAATCGAAATATATTTCGGAACAAAGGGCAAAGTTCAGGTTAATTGCTCAAAGATTAGGCCCGGAAATATTTTACGAACAAGCGATCAAAATTTACCGAACATTTGAAGAAATGTTTTATTCTGATTATGAACAAACCGTATGGCACCTGACAAGGAAGTCAATATATGGTGATAATTAAAAGTTATGTTAAAATGGGAATTTAACGTATATGATCCAAGTTGTGAACCAATAAGTTTCGGTTTTGATATTGGTATGGAAACAAACGAATGTAATGAATGTAATGATGTTCACGAAAGCTTCATTTGTATTATTCATTTTTTCTTTATCAGTTTTGGTTTTGTTTATCATTTTATTAATCAGGAATAGGTATAAATCCCGATTAACAAAAGCGTTTTTGAAGCGTTCGGACCGGATAAAAAAAATAATTTGAAAATAATTGTAAAAATATTTGGAATTAAATAAATTTATTTCGATATTTACCCTATCAATTTAATTATTAATCAAAAAAGCAAATTAAAAATGTCAAAAATCACATTAGCCACAGTTAAGAAGTTCATCAAACAAGATGGACTTTATATGAACCTAAAACGCAAATTCGATGGAATGATCGATGGTGAACGTTCATATCATGAAGGATTTCAACCACTTGAAAGAACCGATTGGCACATTCATAGAACGCTTGGAGTAAAAGGGGCTTGGTTCGTTGGTGACAGCCGGGATCGTTTCCGGGAATATAAAGATGACCAATATGATGGGATCAACGTGTATAACAGTTGTGGAAATTTCATAATCGCAAAAAAAATAGCATAATGAAAAAGATAATCATAGTTTTATTGTTTGCTCAGGTATGTTCCGGGCAAGTATATGTAAGGCCATTAAGCCTATCCACAGACACAACCAAACCAATTATTTCGGATATGTACCTAAATGGAAAACAACCGGGAACACCTGATTTAAAATTGAAGTTTTTGCCGGGAATCCACATGGGCCAAACAGCCATTGGGTTAAGTCTTATGTTCTTATCAGGCGTGGCATCAGGGTACAATGAAGTTATTCTTCATCATTATCCACAATTTAAGCGTGTTCACCCGGAAGCGAATGATTCGTATTTTAATCCTGATGAAAGTTGGTTGCGGAAATATAAAAACCATGATCCAAGTCAAGGGCCGGCATTTTGGCAATCAACCGGATCTTTAGCAGCTTTTACAGACTTTTACCACTTGACCGGGGTTATGGACCATGGAGCCTTACTTTGTGGATCAGTTGTACTTGTAATTGGAGAAAAGCGTAAATGGTATGAATACGCTATTCAAATAGTAGGTGGGATCGCTGTCAGGTCTGCCGGGTTTAGTTTAATTTACGATGTAATTTATAAATAATATGCAAAAAATAAATTATTACAGAATCGCAGTTATAATCGTATTAGCTATACCGATTCTTTTAAAATTGATCCCAAAGGATAATGAACCAATTAAGTTTTCAGAAAAGAAAACATTTGTTCCAATTTACTCAGATGTTATGAAAGAGATCAAAAGAAGAGAAGGGTTAAGGCTTGAAAAGTACAAGTGTCCTGCAGGAGTAGAAACAATTGGATATGGGTTTACCGGTTGTAATATACCTGATACAATGACTGTTTTACAAGCAATAGATTCACTTCACTCGATCTTTGAAACTCATTACAAATTAGCACAGAAAGAGTTTCCCGAACTTCAAAGGAATCAGCATTTAGCAATCAGTATGCTGACATATAATATAGGATGGTCAAGGTTCAAATCTTACAGGCTATATAAAGTGATCAAGGCCGGACAACCTGTTTATAAAGATTGGTATCAAATCCGGTTTTATAAAAACAGATCCGGGAAAACCATTGAAAGCGAAAATTTAAAGCAGGCCAGGATATTTGAGTTATGTCTATGGCAAGAAGAATATTCAAAAATTAAGCAAATATGAAAACTTATAAAGTAACTTACTCAGGTAACTCCAGCAGATTCAGAAATTTTAGTTCAGAAGTAAACGCAAACTCTGAAAGAGAAGCAGTTGAAAACGTTTTTCAACAAGTAATGGACGAAAATTACTTCCCACAAGAAGATGGATCAATATTAGATTGCGATGGTCACGAGCTTGCAACTCCAACCGATACAACTATTGATTATGATGGCGGTTGTTTTTCAGCCGAAGAAATTGAAGATGAAGAGTAGTATGCGAATAACGTGTTATTATACGGCTTTCTAATATTTTAAATTATGACAACATACGTTTTAACAGTTTCAGAGTTCTTTCCAAAAACTCACAAAAAATCAGGTAATCCAACAGGTTTCCCTTTGTCGATTAAGCATTATAATAAAATACACACTATCAGAGGTAACTATGATTTGTGGGCTAAACGATTTGAAAAAATAAACAAAGGCGAGGCTATTTTGTCAGTTAGAATTTGGTCAGGCAAACCATACCAAAGTAAACAGCAAGAGATTTTCAAATATGATAAAACTCATAAAATTGGAATACAAAAACTTACATTTTCAGAAAAAATAATGACACCATTTATTCCTATAAGAAAAAAAGATGGGTCAATTTTCACCCCTGATATTTCAACTTTGGATGTTTTGGCTAAAAATGATGGACTTGATTTAAGTGATTTTCAAGACTGGTTTAAAGATTATGATTTATCTAAACCTATGGCTATTATTCATTTTACGGATTTTCGCTATTAACCTGTCTGATAACGTTGAGCATATACGAAGGCAGGGATTAGAACTACTAAACTTTCAATTAAGAACAGATGATAAATAGAAACACAAACGCTGAAATTTTGCACCGAAGCCCTGCTTTTGTATATGCATTGTTGCCAGCAGTACTTTTAATTTTTACGATATGAATGTATTATCTTTATTCGATGGTATGAGTTGCGGACAAATTGCACTTGATAATTTAGGTATCAAAGTAGACAACTATTTTGCAAGTGAAATCAAAAAACACGCAATACAATGCACAAAAGACAATTTTCCAAATACTAAACATATTGGAGATGTAACAAAAGTAAAAGGCCAAGATTTGCCAAAAATAGATTTATTAATTGGTGGAAGTCCTTGTCAAGATTTTAGTAGAGCAAATAGTGTAAGAGATGGCTTAAAAGGAATGAAATCAATGTTATTTTATGAATACATTAGATTACTTGAAGAAACAAAACCAACTTATTATTTACTTGAAAATGTAATAATGGACGATTTAGGATATAATACTATTTCTGATTTATTAGGAACAGAACCTGTGCGATTAAATGGTGCAAAAGTTTCTGGAGCTTTAAGAGATAGATTGTTTTGGACTAATATTGGGCCTGAAAGTTTTGATTTGTTTGGAAACAGAAAATGTGCGATACCACAACCAAAAGACAAAAAAATATTATTGAATGATGTTTTAGAATATGGTTACTCTGACAAACAAAAACATACTTGTTTAAATACAAGTTGTGGCCGAGATGCAAATCAAAGATATATGCTTCATAGATATGCAACTACTGGAATGACAACTATAATTTATACAGATGAAACAATGGATATTTCAAAAGGTGTTAGATATTGCACTCAAACTGAATTAGAAAGATTGCATAATATACCTGAAGGATATACAAGAAATTTAAACAAAGCACAAGCTGGCAACTTAATAGGTGATGGTTGGACTGTCGGAATAGTCGAACATATCTTTTCGTTTATGCGGTCTGTTTAGTATTGCTGGCAACGGTCGGAGCATTGGCGAAGAAGCCTAATTATATCATAAAATTAAAATATAAATACAAATGTTTAACCAAGCACAACAGTTTAATGGTAGTACTTCAACGGCTTTTTTGCCAATGCTATGTTATATGCTGTGCTTCTTAAATCACAAATTATGACATACGAAGAATTTAAAGCAAAAGTAGAAGCCTTATCAGACAACGAATTGCGTGATATGGCACAAAAATCATTGAGTAAACTATGCGAAACTGGTGGCAGAAGTTTTACGATGACTGCTCCGCCAAGAGTTGATGATACCGATATTATATTAGCTGAACTGATAAGGAGATTTGAAATACTGTCTTTCGTCACAGCATAGCATATAACGAGCAGCTTTGCGTTCGTGCTGCATTTTGAAAACGAACGCTTCACTTAAAAAAAAAATGTTCAAAATGGAAACAAAAGTATCAACACAGCACAAATCGCAGCATGAAGCAAAACTGCCTGTTGTGCGTTCGTTGCCTTCAACAGAAGAAATTAGAACGCCAATACAAGATGCTTTGTATGCAACAGGAAAGTTTACTACTGATGATTGCGATTTATTGTCGGACGGCATTTTGCAATATTTAAATGATGCAGGATTAAAGGTCGTTTGGCAATGACGCACAACGTTTTCGGGCTTGCCGTCAGGTGGGGGTTGAAAGCACTAAACTTTAAATATAGAACGAATGATTGATAAAAGCACAAATGTTGAATTAAGCACGGAAGCCCCACTTGCGGCAAACCCGTGTTATGTGCAGCCCTTTTCGGAAACTTTCTTAGAGGACTGCATACAGGGAATGAAGCGTTATCCTGATAAATATTTTGACCTTGCCGTTTGCGACCCGCCTTATGGAATTGGAATGGATAACTCCAACAAAAGAACAAAGCCAAGCCGACCAAACAGCTATACACAATATCCTGATTTTAGATACCACAAAACTGATTGGGATAAAAACAGACCAACGCAGGAATATTTTGAGTTTAAATTATCTCAAGCAAAGGAACGACATGAAGGGTTGAAGAATGGATCAATCAAAAAAGATCACAGCTATTCATTAACCTATGCAAAAAAAGAAGTTAATGAGTTGGAAAAGAAGTATAACTTAGCGAAAAAAATGTGGGCATAAATGATATCAGGAGAAATAAATATCAAACCACTATCAGTAAATGAAGCATACACCGGCAGGAGATACAAAACAGAAGCCTGCCGGGTTTACTGTAAAAACGTTGGATGGCTTTTAAAGTCAGGAACCATTCAACTCGGTAAACTTGAAATAAATATCACATGGTATTTTTCAGATCCTTCAAGCGATATTGACAACCCAGCAAAGATATTCATTGACACCTTGCAAAAGAAGTATAGGTTTAATGATAAAGAAGTATATAAACTGACATTAGAAAAAAAGATTGTTTCAAAAGGCCAAGAAAAAATAAAATATGAGATCAAAGAATACCGGGATTAGTGAACAGACCAAAAAAAAAGTTCAAGCCAAATATTGCAAATGCTTTGAATGCCATAGCACTTTCTGTTTATCTTACAGCCACATTCTAAAAAAGCAATGGTATGCAGATTATAATGATCCTGACAACATTGTTCTTGACTGCATAAACTGTCACCATATATGGGATAATGGAACCTTTGCTCAAAAGTCTAAATTGAACAGCCTTGACAGGCGTATGGAAATTATATACAACCTGTATAATAAATCATATAGTGAAACTAAGACAAAGATCAGGAACAGGTATAATACTCTTGTATATGGTCTAAATGAATGCGGAAAACAATATGAATTTATTGAGTGAAAAAATAATTTCATTTTTTTTTGAAATAATTGGAAAAATATTTGGATATAAATAAATAAATACAGATATTTGCCTTATCAATTATTTATTAATCAAAAAACAAATTTCAAAAAATGGGAACAGCAAATTTTATCCAAAGAAGAAAAGTAGGTGTTGCCGGCAGCTTTTCAAATCAGATCATGGGAAACAATTCAACAATACCGGAAGTCGGCAAAGGCGCAACCGAATTAATGTATAGCGATCGGGTATGTTACGAAGTTGTTGAAGTATCTGAAGATAAAAAAACCGCAAGGCTTCAACGTCTAAAAGCAGTATGGGATAAAAGCAAGCCGGGTGGCATTGGGCATCAAAATTGGATATTGGAACCAACAGAAAATTATATCACAGTTGTTTTCAGGTATGGTTCTTGGTACACTAAAATTAAATGCATAAAGTTTACAAAACAGTTCCTTGAAGAATGTTCAAGCAATGGCATTGAATATATTGGACGGTATCTCAGGAATAATAATCCTGAACTTGCAAACTTAATTTATGGTAATGAGCCAATACCACAAAATATAGTTAAAGGGATCACGAATGAAGGTAATGTATGGAATAAAATTTCCATAATATTTGGACAGAAGGATTATTATTACGATTGGTCATTTTAATTTCAAAAACAAAGCCTTGGTATAGGTGGAGAGGTACAAATCAAAAAAACCATATAAATTTATTTATCATGTTCGAACTATTAACCATAATCATAATTTGTTATCTGATACATGAAGAAGATATTAAAACTAAAATATAATTGTCAGGTCAAGAATGGCCGGATTACCGGGATCAAAAATGATCTTGAAAACGACCTACGACACATTGAGCATGCAGAAATAGTTCTGATTATTGAAGAAATAGGAGATCGAAAAACCTTATCTCAGTTAAAAGCATTTCATGGGCCTATATTAGATCAGGTACAACGTTGCCACCTTGAAACAGATGGGGAATATCGATCAACTGATAAGATCAAGGAACAATTAAAAGAACGGTTCCTTGAAAAGAAACCAATTTATTGGAGTGATAAAACGCCTGTAATGGCAAAGGTTGAACACCCTGAAAAAGATGGAGTATTCTTCCAATATCATGTAAAGGCAACACCAAGTTTATCGGAACTGAGTATTTCAGAAATGAATAATTTTATAACCGATATTATTAATTACTATTGGCAAAACTATAATTGGTCAATAATAATTGATGAATCAAAAAAACAATTAAAATGAAAAATCGAGATGAACCTGCAAATCCATTTATTCCAAATTATCCAAGGAGTGCAAAAGAATCAGAAGGTTATTCAGGCCTTACAAAACTTGAATATTTCACAGCAATGGCACTTCAAGGATTATTAGCAAACCCGGACATAAATTGCAGTCCTGTTATAATGGCAGATTCCGCATTAATAATGGCAGTAGAAACCTTAAATCAACTTGAAAAATTAAAACTAAGTGAAAGATAATAAATTTCATTCTAAGCCTGAGATAACAATAAATGAGTTTAAGGCACCAACTGATAAAAGCATTGAGTTTTTAAACAAGATACACGAAAAAACAAAACAAAACATATTTGCAGTTATACCGGTTGAAGAAAATAATCTAAATGGAGTAGTTATTTATTTGACGAATCACATGATTGGGTACATGGTTGATTATTATATAAAATTCACATTGAATGGTAAAGAGCATATAATCCACGATACTATTGCCCGGCATAAATTAGATCAGGAAATGTTAATGTTAGGTAAAGGATTTGGAAGCGATGTTGTCCGGGAAATATTTTATAAGCGAATATTAGAATTATTAACATTAGAAATAATGAAACCTATTGACTTCGATAAAATTATAAAAAACAAAATCTAAATTATGATACCATTGGAAATTTTCAAACAAGTAATTGATTACAAACTGCAAAACAAATCCGCATCGATAAGACGTATCTCAAAAACCTTGGGCCTTACTAAATCCACCGTAACGACTGTTATCAACAAGGTAACATATAAATCAAGTAACAGCGAAGCAGAGCAGTTTATATTAAACAATCCGGGAATGTCCATGAGGGATTATATTATGGCCACAGGGATAAGTTATTCATCAGTCCGGCATATCCTGTTAAAATATTCAATCCCATTTTCTCAGGCAAAGAGGGGCAGAAAATTTAAAGTGAAATAGCATGAGATATCCAAGGTCAAATTATCCATTAGGTGCAAGATGGGAATATCGTAAAGGTAGTGTAATTTTTTATATTGAATTTGGCAGAATGTATGGAAATGCAGAAATTTGGTATTTCGGAAAAATATATGATGATGGATCAGGACACAAAGGAGATTACGCATATAGTTATCAATCCGCAAAAAGAAACCATTATACAAGTGGGAGATTCAAAAGAGTAAAATAATTTCAGATTATGAAAACAGCAATGGAGTTCCTGTATGAGTTTTATCCATGTATATTACGGGAACCTTACAAAAATGATTTTGAGAAATTCTGCAACGCTTATGATACCTATCTTGACAGCCTTAAACCTAAAAACGAATTAACAGGCCTTATCAAATTAAGGGAACAATATTTTTCTGAATATCTTAAAACCGATTTTGCTGAAAAGAAATTTTACCGAAAGCAATGGAAGGATATTGACAAGCAGATATACAACCTGATCCAAGCTAAATATGATCAACTGACAATTAAATATTACAAAAACGAATTTTATCAAGATTTAATCTTGGTAAAAACAGAGGTTCCTGAGATCATTGAGCAGCTAAACAAAAAAGTGTTTTTGTATAATGCTTTTACAGGCTGTTTTGAAAAAATGAATTATAACAATACATTTTTTAGCTTGATAAAAAATATTGCAATATATTTGTAAGCAAATATTTTTAATTCCAAATCAAAAATCTAAAATGCAAATTGTTAATCGAAATGCTAAGGAATTACTTCCTGCTAAATATAACCCAAGACAAATTACAGGTAAAGAACTTGATGAATTAAAGGAAAGCATACAATTATTTGGGATGGTTGAACCTATAATTGTCAATATGAAACATGGAAGGAAAAATATAATTATTTCCGGGCATCAGCGTTTAAAAGCATGTAAGGAATTAGGAATTGAAATAGTACCTTGCATTGAACTTCAACTTGATGAAATGAAGGAAAAGCAATTAAATATCCGAATGAACAAAGCCGGTGGTAAATTTGATTTTGCATTATTGAATGAATTTTTTGATAAAAATGATCTTATAAATTGGGGATTCCTTGACAACGAATTTATCAAAATAGTTGATACAAAGGAAATAGAAAACTTAAACAATGAAAGTGAAGCGATATATCCAATTGTACCTATATTGTCAGAAAAATATGATTACGTAATAATATTTTCTACGAACGAAATTGACAATGCCTATTTAAACAATTACTTCAATATACCTGAAGAACAGTCATATAAAAATAGTAAAATTGGAATTGGTAAGGTTGTTGCATTTAATGATTTTAAAAAAATTGTGGAAGGTGGAAGAAATAGTTAAATGTATGATTATTTCACATGGCCGGGCAAATAATGTTAAATCATTAAAAGCTTTTGCCAATGTTTCAATTTGTATTGCTGAAAATCAAGTTGAAGAATACAAAAAATATAATCCCGGTATTGAACTTATAGTTCATCCAAACAATATTGTTGGTTTAGCAATGAAATATCAATGGATGTACGAAAACTATAAAAATATAGCGATAATCGCTGATGATATTGATTATTTTAGGAGAAACTATCTTTCTGATATGAAACAAAAAAAAGATGTAGTTGATCCTATTACTGCTTATGAAATTATACAAGCAACTGCTAAAACAGGTAAAAATTTAGGGGCAAAATTATGTGCTTTCAGCAAAGAAAGTAATCCGTTAACATATTCAGGTCATTTACCGTTTAAAATGTCAGGTCTTGCATCAGGTGGTGTTCTAATACTGCTTGAAGGTTGGAAAAATTTTAAGTTATCCAATAGATGCATTTTGGGATTGGATTATTATATGTCAGGTTTAAATGCATATTTTAACAGGATCTGCTTTATTGATTTAAGATTTGGAGTATTTTGTAAGGAAGGAACATTTATAAGCAAAGGTGGTATGAGTGAATTCAGAACCATTGAAACTGAAAAGTCAGACTTCAAATTTTTGAAAGAATTATTTGGAGATTCGATACGAGTTAAAAAACATGAAAATTTAAGGAAAAAGAAACACCAATTTGAAAAAACATTAAAAATACCATTTTGAAAATAGGAATACACCAACCAAATTTTTTCCCACACCCAGGATATTTTGACAAAATGAAAATGTGCGATATTTTCGTAATGTTAGATGATGTAAATTTTTCAAAAGGTGGATATACTAATAGGACTAAATTAACACCGGAAAAATATTTAACATTACCATGTCTTTATAATAGCCATACTCATATATGTGATGTAAAAATACATAACCCGGAAAAGAATCTTGGGAAATTAAAAAATACAATTAAACTGCAGTACAAATCAGCATATTCAATATTGGAAAATGTTTTTAATTATAATCATTTTAAACTAAGCAGTTTTAATACTCATTCAATTGATTTAGCTTATATGGTATATTGGGCAAATCATGATAAAATAAGCAAATCAAAAACAATTCCTGATTATACTTTTGATTTCCATACTTACAAAGGTAAGAAAATGGGAAGTGGCGTTGAACACTTTTATAAAGAAGGTGCAAAGATCAACAACAATGCAAATATTGAAGGAGAAAAGGAATTTGAAAAACTTGCTTTAGAAATTGAAATTGAACTTTTAAAAAATCCTAAAAAGGAAAAAATAGATAAGCCAAAATTACCAACAACAGGTAATTTGTTTTCTGATTAAATATTACAGATATGACAACCTTAAAAAAGGAAACCTTGTTTATTGAGAACTATGAAAAATCGGCTTGTAATATTTCAGTTACTTGCAAAAAAATAGGAATTTCAAGAGAAACATTTTACAGATGGAGAAAAACAAATCCTAAATTTGATTCAGCATGTTTGGAAATAGAAGAAGGATTAATTGATATGGCAGAAACAATGCTTTTAAAAGGTATAAAGGAAGGCAAAACAACTGAGATCATATTCTATTTAAAAACAAAAGGGAAGTCAAGGGGATATATTGAAGGATATGAGATTAAGCACCAAAATAAGGAAGATCGATCTATTGAAGAAATACAAAAGGAATTGCAAAAAATAGAAAAAATCATCAATGGATAAAGTTGAAGCATTAAAAAAAAACTTCAATTAAATAATGAATTGTTATTAGCAAAAGCTAAAACTGATTACTATTGTTTTTTGAAATACATAAACGATGCAAATGATCTAACTTGGAATTGGCATCACAAGTATATTTGTTCCATATTACAGGAAAAATTTCTTTTTGGTGATGTAAGTAACCTTATGATATTTATGCCACCCCAACACCAAAAAACTACCATGATGGTAGATTTTTTTATTCCTTGGTTATTCGGTAAAAATAATGATGCACAATGTTTATTGGTAATGTACAACTCGACTTTTGCATCAAAGCACAATAGAAAGGTTCAAAAAATAATGATGGATCCAAAATATATACAATTATTTGGATCATTAATAGGTGGGAAAATATTATCAGATTATAAGGAATCAAGGACAATGAATGAATTTGAAATAAAAAATTCAAATGGATTTCTTAAATCAGCCGGTATTGGTGGTGGTATTGCCGGAACCCCAGCGAAATTTACTTTCATGGATGATGTTATCAAAAATGCTGCAGAAGCAAATAGCAAAAAATTCCGAGATAATATTTATGATTGGTTCACTGATGAAGTTGAAGCAAGACAGCACAACGATTCCAAGATAGCTTTTACCATAACAAGAAGACATGAAGATGACCTTGCAGGCCGGATCCTTAAAAGGGATGGTAAAATTGAAGATGGTGGCAAATGGACTGTTATTTCATTACCGGCATTGAAGGAAGATAATAGTAATCCTGATGATCCAAGGGAAATAGGTGAAGCTTTATTTGAAAAATTACATTCAAGAAAAAGGATGGAAGAAAAGCAACTAAAAACACCTTCAACATTTTTAGGTTTATATCAACAAAGGCCATTTAAACTTGAAGGTAACATTATCAAAAAGGACCAATTCAATATAGTAGATGAATTTTCACTTCCTGTTGAAGCTTTTGAATTTATAAATTTCACAGTCGATACAGCATACACAAAAGAAACAAATAATGATCCTTCAGGTATTTTATCCTATTTCGTATATAAGGGAAATTTATTTGTGACTAATTGGAAAAAAGGACATTGGGAAATTTCTGCGCTATGCAAAAATATTATAGAGTTTGTAATACAAAATGGTAATAATAAATCAATGGTTTACATAGAGCCAAAAGCATCCGGGAAAAGTGCATTTCAAAGAATAAAGGAAATAACTCTTGGCACCTTAAATGTAATCGAATACGATATGCCTGCCGGAGATAAATTGGCAAAGTTAAATGCAAATCAACCGTTTTTTGAATCAGGAAGAATTTTTTTACTTAAAGGACATTGGAATGAAGAATTTATAAATGAGATCACTGGGTTCCCAAATATGCCAAATGATGAAGCAGTAGATTGTATAAACATGGCTATCACTCAGGGATTAGAAAGGGCAAATATACCTCCATTTGATTATAGCAATGGTATTGGATCTGCATAAAAAAAATAAATAAAAAATAAATCAAATAATATTTGGATATAAATATATTTATTCCGATATTTGTCCTAGCAATTTAATTTTTAATCAAAAGAACAAATTAACAATCATGGAACATGTTGAAACAATTAAATTAGTCAGGACAAATTTAGTAGGACTACACCGGCCTGAATTATATTCAAATCAATTTGAGTTATTTGGTGGCTTATGTATCGATATTGCATTAGATGTCGAAAAAGATATTCTTCTCTATGTTCTCAGGGATCAGGAAGATAATGAGATCGAACCAAGCAAACATGATCAAATATTTATACTTGAAGAATTACAGGAATGGTTTGAATCCCATGTTGACGACAATGATCTTGAAAAATATTATCGTAAGGAAGGTACACCTGAACCGGAAGTATTTTATTATGGTGACATTTATTATTCACAATTAGAATTTTAATTTTTTAACCTTATAAATAAACAATTATGTCAATTAAAGCAGTAATCAATTTAACCGGGTTATCAGAAGATAACCAAAAAGAATTAATCGAATATTTTGAACCATTTGAGGTAGTGGCTAATGATTGGGCCAAACGTGTAAAAACGTTTCAGATCCTTGGAGAACATGACACCGATGGAGTTCAAAAAGCAAAGGACGCATTGGCAATTGTAAAATCTAAGCGGATTGCGGTTGAAAACAAGCGCAAGGAGTTGAAGGAATATTATCTCAGGGCTGGACAAAGCATCGATAAGGTTGCTAAAACCATAGCAGAAATGTTCGCACCGATTGAAGAAGACTTAAAAGCCAAAGCGGACTTCATCAAGAACCTGCAGGCAGAAAGAAAAGCGCAGCTATTAACTGAAAGACAGGATCAACTGACAGCGATCGGAATGGTAGGATATAACCCGGCCATTGCAGACATGGATGAAGATACATGGGAAATGTTTTTTGAAGGTGCTAAAAATCAAATAGCGAAACGCAAGGAACAAGAAGAAGCAGAACGCAAAGCAAATGAGAAAGCGGAAAAAGAAGAAGCAAAAAGATTGGAAGCAGAAAGGAAGCAAAAAGATTTGGAATACAAAGCTGCAAAAAAGTTAGCAGAAGAAAACCAAAAGAAGGCTCAGGAAGAATCGGAAGCAAGAAGAAAAGTGGAAGCCGAAAACGAAGCCTTAAAGCAACGATTATCTGAGATCACTAACAAGACTATTGAGGCAACAAAAACGCTTCACACAGAGCAGGAAATCAAGCAAATTTTTGAAAATTGGAATTTCCCTGAGATCAAAACAAACGATGCAGACATTAGATCAAAGGTTAACAAAGCAAAACAGGAATTTGAGTTACTTAAATTGTCGCTTTTAAGAAATATATAACCATGAATCGTGCCGGGATCATAATCGGTTCCGGCCTTAAAAAAATTAAATTATGGCAAGATTAGATAAAGAGCGAGAACAAACCCTTCAACCAAAAATAATGGCTGTAAAACAATGAAATACGTAACTTATATAGTGACAGCTTGGGAAACAGAAATCGAAAAAGAGTTTTCTTCTAAAAAAGAAATGATTACCTATTTAGCAAACGAACTTTTTGCAAAAAAAGATATGAATAGCATTTGTGTATTGGCTTTTTCGATTGATAGCGAAGGTATAAAACAACAGTTAAAACTAAGTATTCATTTGACAATAGATATTAATATGAAAAAATTTATTGAAATAATAAATACAGATGAAACGGAGAATGTTTTAAACAAACTTCGTTTAGCTGATGTAAAAATAGGTCAAAGATTTAGGTTTACTAAAGATGGATTTATTTATATAAAAGATACTGAACAGGGTATGAATAACCAAGCGAGTGCCGTTCACACCGAAAAAGAAATAAAAACCAAAGGGTATGGCTATCCGAAACAAAGACATTCGGTAAGAGACCAAGAAGATTTTATTCACGAAATTTTACCAGATATAATTAAAAAATTTGGTAAACGTGAAGGTTCTGGTGCTAAACCTAAATACACCGAACAAACAAAAACGGTTGCGTTTCGCTGTCCTTTGTCAAAAGTTGATGAACTCAAAATCATTGTCAAGTCTAAACTTTCGGAGTGGTCGGTAAAATAGCAGCTAACGGTCGGGTGCTTGGCGAAGAAGCCTTAACCAAATGTTCAATAGAATTACGAAACTTCAAAATTAATAACAAATGTCAAATAGAATTACTGAACAGTCATTTTGCCAAACCCGTCCTATGCTTTCGTTTGTTTTTTTATTCGCACAATGGCTTGGCGAAAAGCAATACACAAAGCATCAGGTTAATGATAAATGGTATGATGATGGTTATTTTATTGGTTCAACCGAAGATATGTGGAAATTATTTCAAACAGATGTCGATTGGATTGAACATAAAAAAGCCAATGGAGCATAACGGAACACAGATAAGCGAAGTTTATGAAAAAGAAAGTATTAATAATTGGAAAGAATGACCCTACATTAGGTAAGACGTTAGCTGAACAAGTGACTAAATTTCGCTTATCTGATGTTATCGAATCGGTTTGCGATAATTGTGAACCAGTTTCAGGGTTTTATTTAGGTACAACTTGTCCAAAATGCAATAGGTCGTTCAGGAGCGTTAAGCAAACTGTTCGATAACGTTTTCGGGCTTTGTGTCCGTGCCGTATTACAAGCACAAAATTTCAATTAACAACTAAAATTAAATAGAAGATGAAAATTTCAATTAAAGCACTAAAGAAGGCATGGCACAAAACCAGTGTTACCTGCCGTTTTTCTTGGGAAGATTTACGATACTCATTCCTAAGATGGTTAAATTACAAAGTAGCAAAAACAGAGATTGGAACCATACCGCCAAGATGGGTAAGAATTTTACATTTTGTTTTATTCCCACTGCACGGTTTTTACGCCAGACAATCACAGGTTCATTTTTCTTTTCCATCAGATTATTACACAATACGAGGTGTAAAAATTGCAGCAGGTTTATTTGATGCTATAAGTAGGGATGCTGAACAAAATGTAAAATTCAAATTTGTCAAAAACGAAGAAGGGATTGCTACACTTGAACGTCTGTCTTAAATGGCCGTTAACGTAAAAGTATTGCCGAAGGTGGGGCATAGTACCACAAATGTTGATTAAACCACTAAAGTTAAATAGATGCAGAATGTTGAAAATATAGATGTCAGCCCCACTTTTGGCAATACAGTGTTACCTGCCGTTTTTTGTCACACTAAAAAAAATAAAAATATGAATAATTATAAAGGCTACGAAATTTTTAGCGACCCTGCCTATTTTGATATGGTATGTATCAGAAAAACCGGTTCTAAAAACTTCAATGAAACAATCCATGTGGATAGCGTTCAAGAAGCAAAGGAAACAATAGATGAAATAACTATTTTGTCGGATTACATGGATTGGTATAAAAATAAATACGGAGGCGTTATAATGGTTTCTGATTATTGGGTAAATGAATTTGTAACTGGAAAATAAATTTTTATGAGGCATAAAGATGTTATTGAAAAATATACCCGCCATAAAGGATTATGGACGGATGAAAAAAGCCTGTTTGCTGTTGGTGAACAAGCTGCTTATGAATGGCAATTAGATTTCCAGGCTATGAAATGGGCTTTGGAAAGAATTATAAACTTTCTCGAAGTCGCAAAAAAGCATGATTACTTTACCGGAACCCTGCAAATAGCAAAAGATGAATTATTAAACCGAATTGCATCTGCAAGTTGTCCGTCAAATTTAAAAGACGAGTATAAAACAATTAATAACTGTCCACTAAAGGATAAATGCAAGTGCTTGCAGGGTGTGTCCACAAATGGCGGTTAACGGTTCGGTGCTTGGCGAAGGCTGGGATTAGAACCACTAAACTTTAAATTAAAAACAAATGATTATAGAAAGCACAAACGTTGATTTAGCACAGAAGCCCAGCTTTTGCCAAACACCTGTTACAGGCAGTACGGGTTTAAATGTACTATCTCTTTTTGATGGTATGTCTTGTGGTCAAATTGCTTTACAAAAGGCAGGAATAAAAGTTAATCAATACTTTGCAAGTGAAATAAAACCACACGCAATAAAAGTAACGCAAC